ACCGGAACTGACTTTTTCTACGAGGTATGAATAGATATATGCCGCGTATATCAGCTGCAGAGCGATCTTTGAATTTAAATTCTGGCGTGATTGCGCGTCCGGAGCCGCACGAAGATTTGAATGAAGACGAAGCAAAAGTATGGCGACATATCGTACGCAGGATGCCAGCGGATTGGTTTCCACCTGAAACACACGTCCTGCTGCTGATGTATTGCAAACAAGTTGCTGGTTTACCGTATATGGATAAGATTATTGAAGAGGCGCGTAAGGCAAACAATCGCGTCGAATGGAAGCAGCTAATTAGTCTTCGTAGACTAGAATGTAAATCGATCGCCATGCTGGCGACCAAGATGCGACTAGCGCAGCAATCAAGTTATAACATGCGCAATGCGGCGGTCGTTAAGAACAAGGCGTTGAAGGAGACGATAAAGGACGTGCACACGTGGTCGTGAAGCGTGCCGCCAAGAAGAAGCGTCGTGTACGCTCGGAGCCGCAGCCTGACGCGCCGAAGAAAGTCAGTGGCCAGGACGTCATCGATTGGATCGAGAAGTACTGCCGCATTCCTGAGGGCAAGCACGTCGGCGAGTTAGTGCAGCTGGAGCCGTGGCAGAAGACAGAGATAAAAAAGATTTACGATAACGTTGCTGGCACGCGCCGTGCGATCCTAAGTTTCCCGCGCAAGAATGCCAAAACAAGTCTAAGTGCATTCCTGTTACTCAATCATCTCTGCGGAAAGAGTTCTATCGTCAATAGCCAGCTCTTTTCCACCGCGCAATCGCGCGAACAAGCTGGCGTAATTTTTTCTCTAGCGGCGAAGATCGTACGGTTAGGTCCAGAGCTGCGAGCTGTTGTGACCGTACGCGACACTGCCAAAGAATTGCTCTGTATTGCGCGAGGCACCAAATACAGAGCACTGAGCGCGGAAGCTTCCACCGCATTCGGCCTTTCGCCCGCGTTCATTGTCCATGATGAACTGGGTCAGGTGCGTGGACCGCGCTCAACTTTATACGAGGCGCTCGAGACCGCAACGGGTGCGCAGGAAGATCCGTTATCAATTATTATCTCGACGCAAGCGCCAAGCGACAACGACCTGCTGAGTATTTTGATTGACGATGCGTTAGCTGGTCATGACCCGCGTACCATCGTTTCTCTGTACACAGCACCGAAGGCGGCAGATCCATTTTCTATAAAGACAATTCGTCAGGCTAATCCTGCGTTCGGTACGTTCTTGAATGCGAAAGAAGTTCTGGCGATGGCGGAAGACGCGCGGCGCATGCCAGCGCGCGAAGCCGAGTACCGAAATTTAGTGCTGAACCAGCGGGTAGAAATTAATAACCCGTTCGTTACGCAATCGGTTTGGCAGACATGCGGTGCGCCTCCTGCGCCGCTGGATGGACTTGCCGTTTACGGTGGTCTGGATTTATCCTCCGTGGCAGACTTAACCGCGCTGGTCCTTATCGGCAAGAAGGATCGCGTCTGGCAAGTCCATCCAACTTTCTGGCTACCGGCTTACGGGCTACGTGAGAAGGCACAGAAAGACCGGGTGCCGTATGATGTATGGAAAGAAGATGGTTTCCTAGAAACCACCGAAGGTAACACGATTTCGTATGAGTACGTTGCCAAGTGGCTTTTCCATCTTTATGAAATTTATGACATTCGCAAGATCGGGTTCGACCGCTGGAATATGAAACACCTCGTGCCGTGGTTGATCAAAGCCGGTTTTCCAGAACATAAATTGCCGGGTCAGTCATCGAGTAAAGATGAAAAGTCTGAACAAATATTCGTCGAGTTCGGTCAAGGTACGCAGTCGATGTCTCCAGCACTGCGTGACTTGGAGGGTGCGATTAAGGAAAAGGAGATTGCGCATGGCGACCATCCCGTGCTGGCTATGTGTGCTGCTTGCGCTGTTATTGATGCTAAGGATGACGCGAACCGCAAATTGAGCAAGAATAAATCCAGTGGCCGCATCGACGGACTGGTAGCGCTGACGATGGCCATGGGAGTTGCCGGTCAATACGCAGATGACGTAGACGTGGGGACACTAATTTTCTGACGAGTTAATGTCATGGAATGGGTCGTCACATACCGGATTGAACAGTGCGATAATTGCGGCTGGGGACTTGCCGAATTTTATCGTGGGTCTGAGCAAGAGTGCCGACGCATTAGTGATGCGTTTGCCGGTGGTGCGAGTGACTTAGTAAAGACGAAACCTTGGCGGGTGATCATCGGTCCCGCTGCAGGCTGGGATCAATTCTTGTTGGACGGTGAGTATGGAGAACTAACATGATTTCACTCGGTGCAGTGCTGCTTGGGATCGTAAATATCGCAATCGCGATTGCTATCCTGGTGCTGATAGGATTGGTGATCGTGTGGTTCATGGGTTATCTTGGCTTTCCAATTCCGGCGCAAATTCAAAAGGTGTTCATGATCATCGTGGCGCTTATCGCGCTCTACATGATTATCGCTTTGCTGCTGGGATTGCCGTTGCCCTTTCGCGCCGTCGGTTAAACCAGCGCCGTCGATGGAGCGCACGTTAGGTCCAACGCCAAACATCATGAAGCCGGAACGATGACACCAGATCCAATTCTCGTTACTGCTGCGCTCAACCAGAACTTTCAGTTATTCTGCGGTGAGGATAAAGTTGTTAGTGTGGACATGACGGGTTACGATCTGGCAACGGTTACGAGCCTGGAGTGGAAGCTGGCGCGATCGCCGTATTCGATGGACGAAGATATTCTGATAACGAAAGTCCAGAGTGATGGCATCGCGGTTGCGGGTACCAGTCTCGATGTTACAATTGATGCGGAAGATACCATCGGGCTCAAGCCGGATTTATACTACCACGAATTAAAACTCGTGGAAGCTGACGGTAAAATAAAAGTTGCCATGACCGGCAACGTCGTGCTTCGAATGTCACTCTCACAATGAGGTAACACCATGGGACTGCAAATTGTAGACGGGCCAACCATTCTCAAAGACGCGTCACTTTCCGACGGCGTTGATTGTTCGGCGGGAACGATCGTGCGGATTACGGTACCACAGGAATATACTGATGCCAACATGACGTTTCAAACGTCCAGCGATGGCAACTTGTATAACGATCTGTACGACGAAGAAGGCCGCGAGATTACCATCTCACCGGAGCCGGATACTACCGTCGTTGTAACCGGTGCGTGGGTGCGGTCGATCGGCTGGTTGAAAATCCGTTCGGGCACGCGCGACAATCCTGTTGAACAGACAAAAGATGATGTCAAGTTCGGTATCGCGCTCGAGGTGCCGACTGCCTAAGGAGTTACCCAATGTCAGTCAAGATGCCGCCACCGGATGACGACGAGGATTATTCCGACTTCATGGATCGGTGCACCGACGAGCTCGACCAGGACGAGTGTCAAACGATCTGGGATGAGGAACGTAAAGTGACAGAGGTTATTCACAAGACCCATGCTGCTGAAGTTAGCGGCATGGAGTTTGTCATGTCGGACGAAACGTCTGACCGGATGGATGACGTCATCATGTCAGACGGCTGGGACCTGGAGGCGTTTCAAAAAAATCCCATCGCGCTGTTCGGTCACCGCAGTGACTTCCCAATTGGTAAGTGGAAAAATCTGCGCGTGGAAAATAAGCAATTGCGCGGGCATCTCGAGATGGCTCCGGAAGGAACGAGCCAGCGCATTGATGAAATCCGCAGACTGATTGACGCGGGCATTCTTAAAGCCGTGTCGGTTGGTTTCCGGCCAAAGGAATACGAGCCGCTGGATAAAGAAAATCCATTCAGTGGTTATAAGTTTACTAAGCAGGAATTAGTTGAAACATCGCTGGTAAGTGTACCGGCAAATCCCAATGCCTTGGCGGTTGCCAAGGGTTTAAAGATTTCCCCTGATACGATGAATGTGGTCTTTGCCGAGCAAGGCACAAAAGACCGCATGCGCCGTCGCAGGTTCAGCGGCAAGCAAGCCGTCATGCACCATGTACGAAAAGGAGTAGCGACCATGTCGCTCTCACAGAGAATTGCGGACACGGAAAAGCGTAAGGTTGAGAAGATCGACGAGCTGAAGACTTTTCTGGAAAGTCTCGACGATAACAATGTCAGCGACGAGCAGATGGAAAAGACCAAACAGCTCAACGACGAAATTGCCCAGATCGAGCGGACCATCACGCTGCTGCGTGACTCCGAGCGCAACTTGGCAACGACGGCGGTGGACACGACCGGACGCGCGATCGTTCCGGCTTCCAAAGGTAAACCGGCTGCAGCTGCGGCGGCATCCCCGCGTCCATTCGGTATGCCAAAGAAACAACTTACAACGACTGACCTACTGGTACGGTCTGGTGTTGTGCAGTTGTTTTCTCACCTTCATCATAAGGATACCAGCGACGTTCGCAAAGCCATTTACGGCGATGATGAACAAACTCGTGCGGTGGTGGAGTGGGCAACACGCGCGGCAACTGCTCCGGCTATGACGACAGTCGTTGGCTGGGCAGCAGAGCTCGTTCAGCAAATAGTCACTGACTTTATGGAGACGTTGCTACCCAAGTCAGTATTCCCGAGGCTCTCGGCTGCTGGTCTTGGACTGACGTTCGGTCGTAACGGGAAGATCATCATCCCGACGCGATCACGTACGCCGTCGATTGCTGGATCGTTTGTCGGTGAAGGTCAACCGATACCGGTTCGTCAAGGGCAGTTCACTAGCCAAACCTTGACGCCAAAGAAAATGGCGGTCATCACGACGTGGACACGAGAAATTGATGAACACTCCGTGCCAGCGATTGAAGGTCTGCTGCGTGCAGCCATCGGCGAAGACACGGCAATTTCTCTGGACGCGATTTTGTTGGATACTGGTGCGGCAACGCTTGTTCGTCCTGCCGGTATTCTTAACGGCGTTGCGGGTCTGACCCCGACGGCGGGTGGTGGCTTCACGGCAGTGGTTGGTGATATCAAACAACTCACTGGTGCGTTGATCACCGGCACGCTCGGTAACGTTCGTAATCCTGTGTGGCTGATGAACCCACAGCAAGTGAACAGCCTTGGTCTCGTTGCGATGCCCGGCTTTGGAGCCTTCCCGTTCCGAGCTGAAGTTGCGGCGGGCAACCTCGGTGGTTGGCCGATCATTGATGCGGGTACCGTGCCACTTGGTACCGTCATCGCGATGGACGCGGCGGATTATGTTTCCGTCACGGGCGATGGACCGCGCTTCGAAATCAGTGATCAAGCTACGCTGCATCTTGAAGACACTTCGCCATCGGACATTACAACGGCTGGTACGCCACCGGTTGCGGCCTTCCCGGTCAAGTCAATGTTCCAGACTGACTCGCTGGCGCTGCGGCTTATCCTGCCGATCAACTGGACGATCCGTCGTCCGGGTACGGTTGCGTGGGTATCCGGTGTGACGTGGTGAATTGAAAAATGCCAGCGCGTTCACATGGAATGTCTAAGACGCCGACTTATGAAAGTTGGTGTGGTATGCGTAAACGCTGCGAAAATGTTAACTGTAAATCTTATAAGGACTACGGTGGTCGTGGCATTAAAGTGTGTGCGCGTTGGCGTAAGTTTGAAAACTTCCTCGCTGACATGGGTGTGCGTCCGAGCTTAAAGCACGAACTTACACGTATTGACAACGATGGTAATTATACTTCTGAGAATGTCGAATGGAGTGCTGATGCTAGCTTACAAAATCTCAATCGTCGTGCGATGGGAAAGAGTAAATTTCGCGGCGTTGATTTTTGGGGTGGCAAAGGTTGGAGAGCCCGTATTCACATCGTAGGTAAAGGTGTACGGTATCTGGGTTTATTCGACACCGAAGAAGAGGCAGCTAGATCTTATGATGAAGTTGCGCGTTCACATCGGGGAATGTTAAATTTCCCAGAGCCAACATAAGGAGCAGTCAGATGACTGACCATGAAGCGAAGGCCGACGCGGCTGCGGCCAAACGTACCGAAGACGAAAAGAAGCGCGCGGAGGAAGCCAAGAAGAAGCTTGGCGAAGAACGCAAGGCGCGCGAAGAGGCTAGTAAGGTCAGCGCCAAGGAAGGCGTACAGGCTTCCACGCCAACCCCGACGCAGGAAGAAAATGATCTTGCGGTGATGGGATGCAACGTCATGGAAAAGGAAGACGATGGTAGCGGACCTGAGCCGGTACCGGGTCAGACTAAACAGGTGGAAGCAAAACCGGCACAGCGCGGCACTTACGAAACTCGTGCGGTTAATAAGTAGCATTTGGACAACTGGTTCACCGGGTGTTCCCCACCAGCGCCAGTTGAACAAGGACGTGATCGAGTGGGGTCTTTGGCTTGAAACCACCCCATTACTAACCCTGTCAGGTACTTCACTCGGTCACGTTTCATTTAGGATAATGTCATGGCGCTTAGAGAAATTGTTGCGCGCATCGGCCACACGCTTGTGAAAGCGGCAGAGGGAAACTACCGTCCTGGACCGTGGATCTTGCCGGTTAGCGGCGGGTGGCTACCGGCGGACAGTTCTGACAATTGGTGGCAGAATGGTGGCAGCATCCAAAGATTTTCTCCGTCTGCGATGGTGGACGCGTGTATTAATTCTTACAGCCAGACTACCGCGATGTGTCCAGGCGATCACTGGCTTTCCGATGACAAAGGTGGCCGCGATCGCGTTATGACTTCAGACTTAGCGCGGTTTCTTCGTTACCCAAATGACTACCAAACTATTTCTGATTTCATGCTGAACGCCGTTCGTTCGCTCTACGCGGATGGTAACACGTACGCGCTGGCGCTGCGCAATTCCCGTTACGAAATTGACTCGCTGCATTTGATGGAACCTAGCCAGTGCATGCCGTACGTTGCGGATGACGGCGAAGTCTTTTACGGACTTGGTGGTAATCCTGTTATCGATCGCATGCTGCCAGAAATGGAGTTAGTACCCGCACGCGATGTTCTGCATATCCGGATGAACCAGGAGCCGTACATGTTGCGCGGAATGTCTCCGCTGCTGGCAATTCTGCGCGACATGGCTCTAACCGATGCGATCGCAAACCAGCAAATTAAATTCTATATGAACCAGGCTCGACCGAGCCATGTGCTGTCCACCGATCTGCGGCTGGATAAAGATCAGACGGATATGCTCCGGCAGAAATGGGACGAGCAATCTAAAGGTGTCGGGGTTGGCGGCACGCCGATTTTGTCGGCCGGATTGAAACCGTTTCAACTTTCTACCAATTCCGTTGATTCGCAATTAGCAGACGTTATGAAAATTTCCGATGCGAGGATCGCGCTGGCGTATCGTATTCCGTTACAAATGTTTGGCATCGGTGGCGGACCGATCGGATCGACCGAAGCCTTAATGCAGATGTGGATCTCAACGGGTCTAGGCTTTTGTCTAAATCATATTGAGGAAGCGATGGGACGTTTCTTTTCTCTCGACGGCGTTCCAGATGAGTACCTTGAATTCGATACGTCTGCGCTCTTACGATCGGCGTTTAAGGATCGTGTTGAGGGTTACGTGCGCTCGGTTCAAGGCGGCATTCATTCTCCTAACGAGGCGCGTGCTGCGTTCGATATGGAACAAGTCAAGTTTGGTGACGAACCGCGCGTACAGCAGCAGGTCGTTCCATTGAGCGCGGCGGGTAAGATCCCAGCATCCCCAGCACCGGGTGCGCCACCGCCAGCACCGGCAGCGGATTTAAAACCTCCGCAGCCAAGTGAACCCAAAGGCATAACCGATGCTGACAGATCCAAACTCACTTCCCTCTTCAGATCCTCGCATGACCGCCACCTCTCCATTTGAATTGTTGGCAGCAGAATTAGGTGCGGTTGCAGGACGTGTCGAGCGCGAAGCAGCGTTCAGGATTGCCGCACTCGCTGCGGATATCGAACGACGTTTTGCAGAAAAAGAATTGCAGCTGGAGCGGCTACAGAAATTATTAGAGGGTGCCGTTGCCGGTAGAATTACGCAATGGGACCAAATCATAAATGATAAGGTCGCATCGTTGCGTAATGGTGAAGACGGCGTTGATGGTACTAACGGCGAAGATGGTTTGGATGGCAAAGATGGATTACAAGGACTGGTTGGTCCTGCCGGTGAGCAAGGGTTGCAAGGGTTGCCGGGAGAGAAGGGAGAGCGTGGTGCAGATGGTGCACCGGGTAAGGACGGCGTTAATGGCGAGAAAGGCGAACGTGGTGAACAAGGCGCGCAAGGTCAACCGGGCAAGCTACCCAAAGTAAAACAATGGGTCGAAGGTTCGGTTCAATACGAAGGTGAAGTAGTTGCGCATGGCGGTGGACTTTATCAGGCGTTGAAGGACACTGGCAAAATCCCGGGAACGAATGATTGGATCTGCTTGGCGGCACCGGGCGTGAACGGTAAAGATGGTCGTCATGGTGAAGACGGTATCTCTATGAACATTCGGGAGACGTTTGATCCTACCGAAGAATATTCTGAATTGGACGTTGTGACGCTCGATAGTAAATGGTTTGTCGCTAAGCACGATAAACCTGGTCCATGTCCTGGACCCGGTTGGAAATCTGGTCCTGGAATTGGCAAGACTGGTAAGCCGGGACCACAAGGCGAACGTGGATTAAAAGGCGATCGCGGGGACACGATCGAAATTGTTACGTGGGAGATTAATCGCGAGACGTATGAGGTTTCGCCGATTATGTCTGACGGTGAACGTGGTCCCGTCATCTCGTTGCGTAATCTGTTCGAGCAGTTTCAAGAGGAGACTGCGTAATGCACTCTAGCGTCGTCGTTACAAAGCCAGCTCCGGATAAGGCACTCATCACGCTTTACGAAGCTAAGGTAGCGCTGAAGATCGCGCCGTCGAGTACTGATAGCGACGAGCTGTTGAAGTTCATAATCCTGCGATCGTCCGACGAGGTGCAGACGTTGTGCAGCCGGGTGTTTCCCAAGGAAGCCGTGATCGAAACTTTCCGCGAGATTGAACAACCGATCACTCGGCTTTACCTTTCACGGTACCCGGTGCAGCTTGACGACATTGAGTCGATCGCGGTCGATGGTACCGTTTCAGAATTTGATATCGATCCGGAATCAGGTAAACTTTCTTTGTTCGGTGGTGCGCAATGGCCGGAGTCGGTGGTAGCAACTTACGCGGGAGGTTACGCAATTCCGCAGGAGGTACCACCAGCGATTAAACAAGCGGTGCTGTTGTTCACGCGCGACTCATATTATTCTAGCCAGCGCGGGGACGCTTCGGTACGGCAAATCTCGCACAAGGAAAGCCGCATTTCATATTTCGATCCATCCAAGATGGGAGGATCGTCGTCGAGCTCTAGCGGGGGTGGCGGGTCGCCAGCTGAGAACGCTGCGCGCAATTTGTTGCAACGGTATACGAGGCTGACAGCCTAATCATGGCAGCAGGTTTTGGCACCGGCCAGATCGCAAAGATGGTTGCGGCTTTGGTGACGGGTGGCGGACTTGAGAAAGCGGTGATGGATAAACTCGTCAATATGGGTGGCGAGTTTCTTCTGCAACAAATAAGTTTCGGTCCACTTAGTCTGGGTGGCGCGGCAAATATCTTGATGCCGAAGACGCTTAATCTTTCTGACTTGCTACCGAAGCCGTTGGCGATAAGCGATTTGATGCCGAGGGAATTGCGTGTCGATAGTAATTTCTTAAGCGGCTTGCGGAAAGAATTCTTAGGTAAAAAGCAGCGCGGCAACTGGCGCGCTAAGACTGCGTGGGGTCGCAGCAATTGGGCAACGTCGCGCAATGATTGGTTGGATAATCATTGGCGGCATGATTGGCGATCGCAACCGCGCGACGTTGTGGGCAAGTGGGTACCGGGTCGCTTACCGTACATCGCAACGCAGCTGCAGTATAAAGGCAAGACGATTGGCCGCAGGACGTTACGTCGTCGCAGGTTACGTAGACAAGCACGGTTGCGTGGACGTAAAGCAGCCAAACGTATGTTCAGGAATAAATAACATGGTCGTCAATTTCTCTGAACAAGTTTATGCGCAGAACCAGGATACGTATGGACGTCCGGTGACGATTACACCGAAGGCGAGCCAGTCGTCTGGGCAGCCGTACGTAACGCGCGGGATCTTGGATATCGAAGCCATGGAGGTGGCAGCGTTGGATGGTTCGATCATTTCTGAAACGCGCGTGATCCTGGATATTCGTGAAGCGGAATTCACGACGTTGCCGCTGCAAGGTGACTTGGTCGATATCCCGACTGCCGGAGGCTTGCCCGCTGAAGGTCAATTCGAGGTGATCGATACGCAGCCAAATGGCGGTGGCGAAACAACGTTAACGTTACGTCACATCGTGCAGAGTAAGCCATGACCGCAACCAGTTATGCTATGATCGTTCGTGACGAAATGCTGGCACGTTTAAAAACGATGCCATTTTTCTCGACGTTTAAATTTGGTACCAACAAGGCTGAACAAATTCAACCGGAGCTGGTGCCGTTTCTTGGGGTTTATTTTATCAGTGAAGATCTGTTGCCAGAAGGTGACTCGAACGCGGGTGAGCCGCGCTTTCATTCGTCTGCGCTCTATGGATTTTCAATCGTTGTGCAGAACAACGATGCAGCTGCAGCCGAGTTAACGTTGGATGAAGGTTGGACGCTGGTTATGGACCGGTTATTCACTGATCCGAGTTTGTACTTAAATCCTAAGGCCAAGATCCAGGGTTATACGCGCGGCAATCGCACGCACCAATTTGGTTCAGCAGGTGCAGATAATGCGATCCCGGTTGCGGAAAGCCGGTTCACATTATTGTGTGATCTTGGCGTGATTGACTTCCCGCCGGTTGTGGATAACGTGTTGAGTCACGTACACTTCACAACGAATTATCCAGATCCGAGTAAGAACGATACAACGCAAGTTCAGCAGGTCGTTGCTGATTGGTTGTTGCCTACAGAAAAGGAGAAAGAAGATGCAAGTAAATCCAAAGAATGAAGACGTGCGGCGAGTGCTCGCGCATCCGAAGGCTGGCAAGTTTCGTGCGGAAGGTCCAGTAGATTGGCCAGACGATACGTTTACTCATCGTCGTATCGCGGATGGCGATATAACGAAAGTAGAGTCAGAGCAGAAAGAAGAAAAACACGAAAAGGCAAAGTTCGTGCGTAAGGCTGAATAAATTCGTCAACCCATAGGAGAGGCATGATGCCTATCTCGTTTAATAATATCCCGGCTAATTGGCGAATGCCACTTTACTGGGTCGAATTAGATCCTTCGATGGCTGGCTTAGGACAGACACCTGGACGGTCATTACTAGTTGGTTCGATGCTATCGACTGGCACCGTACCACCTGATGTACCTATCGCGGTCCCGTCACAAGCTGATGCAGATCATTTCTTCGGTCAAGGTTCGATGCTGGCGAATATGTTTAGAGTGTTCTTCGCCAACAATTGGGCAAATGAAGTGTGGGGTTTGCCGGTTGCCGATCCGACTGGTGCAGCGGCAACAGGTACCATCACGGTTGCGACGGCACCAACACAAGCCGGGACGATTAGTCTTTACATCGCTGGACAGAATGTACCGGTCTACGTAGGCGCAACAGATACGGTTGCCATTGTCGCTACCTCTATTGATACGGCGATCAATGCCAATAAGGATTTGCCAGTAACTGCTACGGCTGCTGCAGGTGTCGTTACACTTACGTCTAAGTTCAAAGGCACACAGGGTGATGAAATCCAGGTGTCTGATAGCTACTATGGTACGATCGGTGGTGAACAATTACCAGTTGGATTGACGTTGACGTATGCACCGTTCACAGGCGGTACTGGTGTGCCAGTATTCACTAATGCCATTAGTGCACTCGGTGAAACGGAAATTGATTACGTGTGTATGCCGTATACGGACTCGACTTCTATGCTGGCATGGGAAACTGAATTTGGATTTTCCGATACCGGTCGCTGGGGATGGATGCGGCAACATTATGGGCATTTGTTCAACGCAAAGCGCGAGACTTATACGAACCTGCTTTTGTTCGGAGAGACGCGCAACAGTGCACAGATGTCTATACTAGCGATTGAGCCGAGTGCGCCTACGCCAAGTTATGAATGGGCGGCAGCGTATACAGCAAAGGCCGCGCGTGCATTGATCAATGATCCAGCACGACCGTTGCAGACTTTGTCGTTGGCGAGTTGTTTACCCGCGCCGTTCCATACGCGATTCATTATGTCGGAGCTCAACGCTTTTGCTTACGCTGGGCTAGCAACGCAGCGTACGGCAGTAGACGTGCCGATGATTATGCGGGAGAATACTACGTACCAGAAGAACTTGTACGGCAATAGTGACGACGCGTACGAGCTCGTGACAACGCTGGCGACGCTTGCTAAGTTGCTGCGCAATCAGCGACAGGCAATCACCAGTAAATTCCCAAGACATAAACTCGCAGATGATGGTACACGTTTTGGTGTTGGTCAGGCGATCGTCACTCCGAAGATTATCAAGGCGGAATTGGTAGCGCAGTATCGCATTGATGAATTCAATGGACTGGTTGAGAATGGTGCAGCGTTCAAAACTAATTTGATCGTTGAGCGTGATCCTAACGATCCCAACCGTGTCAATTGTTTATATCCACCAGATCTTGTGAACCAGCTTAGGGTGTTTGCGGTCCTTGCGCAGTTCAGACTGCAATACGATCGCGGTGTGGATACCGTTGTTGCGACTTAACAGTGACCGATTACCAGCAGGTTGTTGTACTTATCCTGCTGGTAGTCGTTGGCTTTCTGATTGGGTTTCTATTTCCTAGGCCATAGAAAGGAAGATCACATGGCTCAACGAATAGCAGGAATTGCCTATCTCAAAGTGGATGGCAATCAGTATCCACTGCGTGGTAACTTTACGATTACTCCGTCAGTGATCGAGCGCGCGGGTCTCGCTGGCCAGGATTATATCCATGGCTACTCGGAGCTGCCGCGCGTTCCTTCGATTGAAGGAGACGTGTCAACGGTTCCAGGTTTGTCGATTGAAGCCTTCGAGGCGCAAGTCAACGTCACGATCACGGCAGAGCTCGCCAACAATGCGACGTATGTGCTGAGAGAAGGCTGGTGCGTTTCAGCACTTGCGATCAATGCCCGCGATGGCCTCGTTCGGGTCAAGTGGGAAGGCATCAGCTGCGATGAGATCCAATAAATGGTAGACGAAACAGAACCACAAGCACCCAAGACGGACGAGCCAAAGAAAGTCAATGGGGCAGAAATTACTTCCACCGATCTTGTAATACCGCTGCGGAAGAAAGTTATTGCGCACGGTGAAGAGGTTCAGGAATTACGTTTTCGTGAACCTACCGCTGGCGACATCGAGATCTGTGGTACGCCTGTCATGATCGATTTCATGACTGGCGAAATGCCGAAGATGACTTTCGAGACAAGGGCAATGTTTGCCATGATGTCTCGGCTTGCTGGGGTGCCACCTTCTACAATCAAGGCCATGCATCCAAAAGATTGGGGGTATGCAGCCTTGGCACTGGCGCATCGTTTTTTTATTCCAGAGATGTAGAGGGCAATTTTATCCTGGACTGTTATCGGTTGGCGAAATACTACGGACGTAATCCGCGTGAGTTTCTTGATATGCCGTTTTCGGAAGTAGCTAAGCATATCAAGTGGACGACTAAGTTGGAAGAAATATTAAGGCCGGTGGACGACGATGCCTGACATGGATTTTGATTCCGATGCCATGTTGGCTTTCTTCGGCCAGATGGGAAAGGAGATAGATAACTTTAAGACCAAGATTGTCAGCCTTAACGAAGCTGGCAATGCGATGAAGAAAATGACTGATCATACTGAAAAGTTTGGTCAGACTATTCAGCGACACACGCAAGGCGCATTGCGTGGAATGGAGTCAGGCATATCCGGGCTCATTGGTTCGGCTGGAGGTGTCGCTAAGCTTGCGTTGGTCATCGGTGGTGTTGGCAAGGCGCTCGATCACTTTGCGGTTAGCGCATTACATACTAGAAACTTTGCGATTAATACCGGCTTTTCTACAGATGGTTTGAAGAAAATGCGAGTGCAGCTTTCTGCTGCTGGTATCGATGCAAACGAAGCGGCGCAGGGGATCGGGAGTATCGGAGCTAAGTTACAGGACGTTCTTGCCTTGCAAGAAACGTCTTCATTTTATAAGGCGCTGCAAGCTAGTGAACCGGCAATGGCGGAAAACGTTCGCCAGTTAATGAATGCTGGTAAGCAGCAGGAGGCGATGAATTATCTTCAGGAGAAATTTAATAAAGGTGGCGAAAGATTTAAAGCGTGGTTGCCAACGGTCACAGGGATATCGAGAGCTGCGTGGGAGGCGCAAGCACAAGGTATGGAAGGTTTGATAATGCCTTGGAAGGAGCTTGATGGCGATGCTGCGAAGTATCATAAGACGATGGTTAATCTAGGTACGATTTTTGATGGTGTGTGGAATTCGGTAACGAATACTGTTTTAGAAGGTATCGTTAAATTAACAGGGAGTGAAGGTCTCGAGGGGTTGAACGAGAAGGCGCACAAGTTTGCTGATAATTTTAAAACGTGGTTTGACAACAGTGTCATCCCAACTTTAAAGGAGACGTTTCAGGAAGCCAAGGATATTATTGATTGGTTTAACAAACAGGCACAGACACGTGATCCTGGTCAGGGTTTTCGGTTACGACCTGAAGAATTTATTCGCCGTCAAAATGAAGATGAGAAGGATAAAAATTTTAGTTCGTGGGATTGGATGAAGAAGCAACTTGGGGTTGGTGATGCTTCAGCTAAGTCAGGCGTTGATCAGAATTCAATTATAGTTGTACAAAAGGATTCAAATAAATCGTTGCAGGATATGCGCGATATTATTCAAAAGTGGGACGATCAAGTTAATGGTGGAGTTGGTGCGATCGGTGGAGGCGGTGGAGGCGGTGGAGGCGGTGGAGGCGGTGGGAGCTCTACAGCTAGTCCCGGTGGTCCCGCTGGTTTGAACGACGAAGGCGGCAAGAAGATCGATCCTGATACGATGCGTCAGGCAGAGATATTAGGTCGTGCGGGTGACGTTGCGGGGTTACAGAAATTATTTAGCCAGCGCGGTTATCGAATGTCCGGACCGGCTTGCGGTATGGTTGCTTCTGGGTACGTAAAATCTGCCGGGTATAAGCCTCCCACGGGTGCAGCGATCGCAACGTCGTGGCATAAGTGGGGTGAGAAATTAGATCCTAACGATATCAACGCGCCTAATCATCCGTTCGGAAGTATGGTCAGTACTTATTTCCATGGACGTTATGGCGGTACGCAAGGTCAGGTATTAGCTCCTGGTCAAACTGGCGGTCACGTTATGACGATCGTGCCGGGATCGTATAACGAGAAAGATGGCACGGCAATATTCGCAGACCAGTACGGCGCACGGCGACGTAAGCTTACGGATATGGATACGCGGTTTGCAGGTAAGACTGCGGTCGATGCGGTGCAAGCGCAGCAGCAGGATAGAACAAAAATTGATAACGCATTGGGAGCGAAGAATTCAGGTAGTCCGTGGAATGCGCAGCTTAATGTTAATTTAAATAACGTGCCAGAAGGTGTGAAGGCCAACGCGGAAATGGGTGGAGTATTTAACACGTTGAAACTTAACAAGTCCAACCAGCTTGCGTACGAATAATGCCGCAGCAGAATAATTTCGATGCAGATCAGATGCTGGCATTCTTCCAGCAGCTCGGAAAAGAAGTCGATAATTTAAAACTTAAAATTAGTAGCCTCAATGATGCTGGCAGCAAAAGTGGCAGCAATCTTGCGGATGAGTTCGAGCGGTTCGGTAAGGTCGTTGAGCATTATACGCGCGGTCCGATAAAGGCGATGGACGCAGCTGCGGCGGGAATAGCCAAGACGCTACTAGGCGCGGGTGGTCTTGCGGTTGGTTTTGCTGGAGTTGCCAAGGCGCTAGATGCGTTTGCGGTTGGTGAGTTGCAGTTACGTAACTTTGCTACTAATACCGGGTTCACGGTTCAGAGCGTTCAGAATTTACGGACGCAATTATCTGCTGCTGGAGTTGATGCGAGCGAAGCGTCTAGTGGCATTGCGAGTATCGGATCTAAGTTACAGGAAGTGTTGGCGTTACAAGAAACGTCTTCGTTTTATAAATCACTTCAGGCCAGCAGTCCTGCGCTGGCTGAACAAGTTCGTCAGTTGATGAATGCCGGTAAGCAGCAAGAGGCGTTGAACGTTCTTCAACAAGCTTATAATAATGGTGGTGAGCGGTTCAAAGCGTGGTTGCCAACTGTTACAGGTTTATCGCGTGCAGCGTTCGAGGCTGGTAAAGTTGGAATGGAGGGGTTGATTGAACCCTGGAAATTTCAGGAAGGTGAGGCCGCGAAGTATCACAAGACGATGACGAACCTCGAGACTATCGGTACCAGCCTGTGGACCGACATGGCGTATACGATGATCGAGGGTATCAATAAGATGATGGGTAAGGAAGGTATCGACGGTCTAAATGAAAAGGCGCATTCGTTTGCAGATAATTTTAGAACTTTCTTTAATACGTATGTGATGCCCGCGCTAGCAACAACGAAACAAGAATTTGATTGGGTTGTAAAAGCGTTTGGTGAAGTCGATGCGTTCCTTACTAAGTGGACTGGCAAGAAGAAAGAAGGTGAACAGAAAGACGAAAAGGATAAGACGTTACCGTTAGGCAGCATACGTACCGAGCGCGCGATCATCGATAGTATGAACAGCCAATTGCCCGGTGGACCGGAAGGCGGCAAGGCTGGAGGTTTATGGGACTGGATCGGGAAGCAATTTAGTATGGAGGCTGGTGCAGCTGAAGTTGAGCCTGGATCTTCGTTACTCGTGCAGGAGTCAGCTGAGACAGATAAGGATTCAAATAAATTATTGCACGAAATGCGTGATACGTTTCAAAAGTGGGACCAGCAAAAAAGTGGTGGCGGTGCAATTGGTGGTAGTGGTGGTAGTGGAGGCGTTGCTAATCCAATGGGACGCAGCGGTCCAGGTGCTGGGCAGTCGTTTCCGCAGAGCAAGGGTGGTGGTGGACCAGCGGAGACGACTGGCGATCTTGGCGACAGTGGACCGAGTGGAAGCCTTGCCGATCAACGCGCGGGGTTCAAGAAAGAGTTGGAAGGCAATCCGCAGTTAAAAAGATTTGCCATTGACGCGATGCAACATGAAGGTGGCATTCAATCCAATCTGGAGCAATTATTTAACTACGCAGCAATGCGCCACATGACAATAAATCAGGCACTCCATTCAGGACAATATGGTCCTGTAAATAAGCATCTTATCAGTGGCAATATTTCCCAAAAGACAGCTGCAGAAGGAGAGGCCGCGCTTACCAAAGTTTATGCCGGATCAAACATTACTGATTACGCAACTGACCAAGGTATGCGAGGTGATCCGAATTACGCTAAGTATATGTCGAATCCTAAATATTGGGGGATGCATAAAGTTGAAGGCGCGTGGTTTTCTGCGCATGGTGAGGCAGGTCGTCGATGGGCAGAAAGACAGCGAGCAGCGGATGCAACGGCAGGAACGGGTGTCTGGAGTGGAGCTGGTAGAGCTATTCCATTCTTATCGCGTGGTACGATTGATGATGCGTTACGTGCTGGCAGTGGTGGTAATGTAGGTACTGCGAATGTCGATATTAATTTTGGCGATAAGGATAAACCGGGCAGCGTTTGGGAAAAAGGTGCTAGCCCATTTATCCCGACGAACATTAAGCGTTCTCCACAGGCTGCAGTTGCTGGTGGTGGCGTGACGGCGTTCAACACATACTCTTTCGAATGACATGGTAGCGCCAACAGAGATAGCTATTCTTACGGTGAACGGGACGAATTACCAGGATTGGGAAACGGTCTCGGTCAAGCATCAGTTACGAGAGATGCCAGCAATGTCGTGCCGCTTTACTTGTAGCGAAGCGTCGCCGTTATCTGTGCATTTGTCCAAGCTTCAGATCATGCCGGGAATGTCCTGCACGGTTACGTTGGCTGGGCAATTGGCTTTTACTGGCAAGGTTACGACGCGGCAAGTGTTCGTTGATGCACGACGGCATCATATTGAAATTCAGTGCGCTAATAATATCCCGATGGCAACCTCGAGTGTCATTTCAAAGACTGGCGAGTTTAAGAATAACACTCCGGAGCAGATTATTCGTAGCGTGCTGAAACCACTAAAGATTAATCTCAAGATTGAAGGTGGACAGTTACCGAATTTTAAGATCCCGCGTTATTCGGTTACACCCGGTGAGTCGGTACATGATTTTATTGATACGTTAACGCGGCATCTTGGTGTGCCCGGTAGTCCAATCGGGATTGCACATGCTGGAGATGTGTTTGGTAACTTTTGTATTTTGGTTGGTGGTACGGGTGGCGGTGATAGCGTCGTTGAAGGTAAGAATATGTTGGAAGGCCGCGAAGTTATTTACGATCCCAATCAGGCTGGTGGCGTGCCGTCGCCAAATCAGGGACCGGGTAATGATGATCAGTGGGGTGCGAAGGTTGCGAGCGTGCCTTTTGTTTCCAAGACATTCGAGACGTTCGGTCCAAAATATATTCCTGGTGTGGTAATTCCAGAGATACCATTTTTTACTAAGGAGCTGCACGAAGGCCGCGCGCAGTCGGAAAGTAATTGGATGATGGAGTCGTACGTAACGGTCTACGCAACGGTTTATGGCTGGTTAAAACCGTCTGGCGGTTTATGGGAACGTGGCAAGAATGTAACGGTGCAGTCCCCGATGCTGGTTATGAATGGCACTGCACTTATTTTAAAGAGCGCAACATTCAGTCAGGATAATACAACGGGTACGCGTACACAGTTAGAACTTGTTAACACGAAGGCTCTCGGGGAGGGTGTACCAACACCGCAGCAATGACGATACGCACAACATTAACTGACACGACACGCAAGGCGCGTATGAGTACAGCGCGTGCAACTATTCGCGAATTCGATGACGACCACCTGATGCAGCAGGTAAAGTATGCGGACGTTACACATAGTGAAACGCCGTCAGATTTTGAACGCTGGCAAGCGGTAGGCACAACAGCGTTTCCGATTAAACAGCAGGAAGATCCAAATCAGAAAAAGCCTTCGCAGCAATCTAATTCCAGCGAGGAAGGTGATTGGAATCATGATCAACCCACAGGACCTGCTGCTGAAGCTGTTATGTTATATCTCGGTGGGTCTAGGTCTCACCCTGTTGCTATGGTTGACGATCGACGCGTACGACCCTATGGGATGAGTGAAGGCGAAGGTGCGCATTATGCTCCGGACGGTTCGGAGCAGATGGTGTTGTTTAAGGAGAATGGGACGTACATCGTTGGCCTGGACGGCAAGTCGGTTAAAGATCCAAAAGGTAAAACGACACGTATGGTTAGTCTGCGGCACGTTAATAAAAAGATGCAGACACATAAGATTGAAAAAAGTCAATCAAGTGGTAGCAGCGGTGGCGGTTCGGCTGGCGCGCAAGCAACACAGCTTGATGCAGCGGGTGGAAGTAGCGGTGGGCAACAGAAAGAAAAGTATAAACACGAAGGCGATAGTGTCAATACTGAAGTCAGAAACTCAAAAGATAAAATTGAGTTTTATGCTCCTGGCGATAAGATGGTAGGGAGTTATGACAAGGCGAAGAAGCGGTGGTTTTTGGATGTTGACGGTGCTGGTAGCTGTACGTTTGAAATGCTATCCGATAAAATTACACTGAAGATGGGTGGGTCGAGTATTGAAATTACCAGCGGCAATATAAAACTTACGTCGGCAAGGATTGATCATAATTGATGCCAGCCGCGCACAGACAAGGTGATACGAGAGTGTGCGGTGCAGCCACGATCGTGGTTGGGCAAGGCACTACATATGTCGATGGAAGGTTGTGGGCAGTGAAGGATGATATTAATACGGATGGTGACGGTCAACTTATTCCAACTGGTTCTTCAGTATTCATCCAAGGTAAACTTGTTATCGTGAATACTCCTGACCACGCTCAGATGGATGATCTGTGCATTCCAATTGGAGCACCGCATTGTGATCCGATGACTGCTGCTGGTAGCGGCGCTACTTTTGCTTACGGGTAAATGATGGCAACGATTAAAGAAGTCGCACCGGCACCGTGGCGTTTACAGTTTAGCGGCATGCCAGCTTCGTATTGTGGTGTGCAGTATCACGTTGAGCAGCAAGCACGCAGTGGTGGCCGCAGGGTGGTGCTGCATGAGTACCCTAAGCGGGATACGCCTTACGCCGAAGATATGGGAAGATCGGCTGTACGTTATCAGATTACTGGTTATCTGATTGGTCCGAGTTATAATATACCTAAGCGTGAATTAATGAATGCGTTGGATAGTGGGCAGGGTGGAGAGCTCGTCGATCCTTATCTGGCAGAACCGAAACTTTGTATTTGTGAACGGTACAACGTTACGGAAACACGCGAACGAGGCGGGTACTGTACATTTGAAATGACGTTTGTTGAATTAGGTTCACCCGGTAATACTCCGGAGCAAATTAGTAGTGCGTTCCAGGTGCAAAGTCAATCACAGACCACGGGACAAAGCGCAGCGGCTACTGCAAACGATGCCGAGCTAGGACCAGGTTAATGCAAAAATCTGAATTGACAGAAGCTAAGGAAATCGCTGGTCGTATGATGACCGAGCTCTTGTTATTTCCGGTTACGTCTAACGTTGATGCAGCTAAGTTACGTACTGCCGTTGGGCGGTTCATGGTAGACTTCGGCACGCTGGTTGATAACAAAGTTATTGGTACGGAATTGTTTGCCTGTTTTGAACAGGCACGTGCAGCCGGTGCTGCGCTTAATACGATGGATCGAGTTCGTCTTTCTTTGTTTGCTGAAGCGCCACTTTATAATTTAGGATTAGTTATTGTCAATGCTGGTATTTTGTTTTCGTTTATTGAGCAAAGTCAAGTGATATCTGTTATGGAATTTACTAGCCGAAGTGAAGTTGATGAGTTAATGGATGTGATGAATATAATTATCGATGATATAAAACTTAACAAGGCAGACTCGTTTACGTCTAGCGATTATCAAAGTTTTGTTTTGCTAGCAGCATTATTAATTCAACATATGTCTGCAACCGAGCGGCAACTACCGCGTGTTCTTCAATATCATTGGGCAGTTAATTACCCGGCATTGACTTTGTCTAATCGCATCTATGGCGATGGATCGCGTAGCGACGAATTGATTGCTGAGAATAATACCGTGCACCCGGCTTTCATGCAACGTGATATTGTGGCGTTAAGTTCATGACAGATATTCGCGTCATCAACGTTACAGATTTAACAGGCATCTGGGCAGATTGGCTTTTGAAACCAGACGGTACGTTGGATGAAACTGAAGAGCTCGTCAATATCGTTAAGGTAACGTTACTGACTTGTGCGTTAGCCGATCTAAATGACGTGCTACCTGATCCTGATAGTTCAGATCGTAAAGGCTGGTGGGGAGACCTAGAGGCAGAAACGATCTGGGACGGTTGGCCGATTGGCTCGAAGATATGGCTATTGCGCCGTGCTAAGATAACTCCAATCGATGCGCAAGAAGGCGCAACGGTTGTACGGGCAGAACAATACTGCAGAACATCTTTGCAGCCGATGATTGATAAACGTATCTGCAGCCGTATTGATGTTACGGCTATGCGTAATGGTGTTGAACAGATTGACGTGTGGGTACAAGTTTATCGCGGTCCGAATATGTTAATTGATTTACGCTTTCAAAATCTGTGGGATGGAATAAGGAAAGTTTAAGTAATGCCTTGGACAACCCCAACGTTACGCGTCGTACGGCAAACGGTTCGCGGTGAGATAACGACTGCGTTAGGTCGTGCTTCGTTCGTCGGCAACAGCGTCTTGCGGGTGATGGCTGATGCCATGGCGGCACTGGCGCACCTGACGTTGCGTTACCTTGATTGGTTAGCACTGCAGTTACTACCGGATACTGCTGAACATGAATGGCTAGATCGACATGGTGATATCTGGTTAGTAAACGCTGACGGAACGATCGGGCGCAAGGTTGCAACTCCAGCTATGGGTACCATTGCAATTACTGGCACACCCGGTGTTGTCGTGCCAGCTGGAACGCAATTGATCAGCGACAATAATATTAATTACGAGACAATAGAAGACGTGACGACAGGCGCGTCACCGGTCAATGTTGGTATCGTTGCTATTGATTATGGCGCGCTCGGTAATATGGACGAAGGCGCACAATTAAGTTTCGTGGCAACACCCGCTGGCGTTGACGGTACCGCTACCGTCGTGGAATTAACCGGCGGCACTGATGATGAAACTGATAATCAATTACGTCAACGTATCCTGCAGCGTATTCGTAATCCTGCGATGGGTGGTTCGCAAGCAGATTATGTTACGTGGGCGCTGGCAGTTCCTGGAGTGACGCGTGCGTGGGCAGCGCCAGAGCAAGGTACCGGCACGATCACTGTACGTTTTTTAATGGACGATCTGCGTGCGGCTGATGACGGCTGGCCAACTCCTGCCGACGTTGAGATCGTAGCAACCTACATCGATAAGATGCGTCCTGTTACGGTTAAGGATTGTTACGTGCTCGCACCGATCAAGGAATTCATCGACGTCACGATTGCAAACTTGATGCCGGATACCGAAGCCGCACGTGCTGAGATTGAAAAGAGCATCGAGGATATGCTATTTGCAAAGGCAGCTCCAGGACAAACGATTTACGCGGCATGGATAAGCTACGCAATTTTAAATGCGCCGAGCGTGCAATCGTTTGAATTAGTAACGACGGTGGACTACGTAATGCCGTCGCTTGGACACATGGCGGTGCTGGAGACGATCCTTTATGAGTAATCAGATTGATCGTCACGTACGTCGTACTGGCGATGATTATAAGCAAGCGTTTCTGGCGTTGCTCCCGCAAGGACAGGCATGGCCACGGCATCCGGAAAGTTTGCTCTATAAAGTGGTTGCGGGTCTTTGTGAGTACTGGGGATTTGTTGACGGTCGTGCAGCCGACTTGTTGGAACGGGAAAGTGATCCGCGCACAACGATAGAGCTGCTGCCGGATTGGGAACGTAACTGGGGATTACCCGATCCTTGTTATACAGCGCCGCAGGGAATAGACGCACGGCAGCTTGCGCTTGTTATGCGCATGACGATGCAAGGCGCGCAGTCACGTGAGTTCTTTATTGATGTTGCCGCGCAGATTGGCTATACAATTACCATTACGGAATATCGGACCTTTGTTGTCGGTATTGACAGTGTCGGAGATTGTCGTACATATGGTCTTTTGCCGCCAGACCCGATGCGCAATGAATGGGGCAACCCTATCATGGGTGCAGTTGGTGATGCTTATGTTAAGGATGGGGAGTTAAGCGAGTGGCCATATTATGGTCTTGGTCCAGACATAAATCGTTTCTACTGGACGGTACATGTTAGTGGAGCCTCATTGATTTGGTTTCGCTGTGCAAGCGGACAATGTGGTATTGATCCGCACCTACGTATTGGTATCGCAGATGATCTTGAATGCTTACTAAATCGTTGGAAGCCAGCTCACACAACAATACTCTTTGATTATGCAGGCTTGGATCATCCCGGTGATCCAATGGCTGGTACACCTTAAAAGGAGACGTCAAGTGAAATATGAAGCGCCCTACGGCGTGTCTGACCCTAACGCCGGTTATATCAATGGCAACCCTTCGACTGGCACGATGGGTTCAATCCCTCCTGCTGCTGCGATAGAATATCCGCAGCGTGAGATTGTCAATTTTATTAATCGTGGCGGTTTGATTCCAAGCGATGCTGATTTGTATCAGCTCTCACGGGCGATACAAGGTGGTTTGGTTAATTGGGGAGTTGATACTGGCATCCCGAACCAAATGGCTATCACTCCGACGCAGCCTATTTCCGCGTATGCGCTCGGCCAGCGTTTCATCGTCAAGGTGAGATACGGTAACACGGGTCAAGTTGTTCTCAACGTCAGCGGACTCGGCAACGTCCCTGTCATTCATACTGATCAAACGCAGCTCAATGCGTACGAGATGCTGGCGGGACAGCTGATCGAAGTCGCCTATGACGGCGTTCATTTTCAGGCCATAGGTGGCATCTCTACCGGTGCCATAACGATGACGGCAACGCAAAATCTTTACGTCAATTCCGGGATTGGAAGCGACACGCTCTACGACGGGACGGCGGCGGCGATAAGTGGAACGTCCGGGCCATTTGCGACAATTCCGAAAGCTCTTACCACCATGAAGAAATATAATCTCGGTGGCTGGAATTTTATCATCCATATTGCGGACGGCGGTTACTACTCGCCTGATCCAATCGATCTGCCGCTCCCGAACGGCTCCGGCATAGTTGCGCTGATTGGTAACGTCTCAAACCCCGCTGCTGTTGTGGTGACAAATAGCGGCACTGGCAGCACAATCACATCATTTCATGGCGGCAACTACGACATTCAGGGAATGCAGCTTACGGCATCGGCACCAAAGTCAGGCGACCAAGGTCATTGTCTCTGGTGGCTCAATGGCGGATATTTAACTCTTGGAATTGTGAACTTTGGTAACGCACCGCAAAATCATGTTTGCATGGGTGCGAGTTCTAGCTGCATGCCATATGGTAATCAGAATATCGTTGGCACCTATGCCGGTGGTTCGCACTACTATGCCTTCACCAACGGCGTAATTCTTAATTCGACTCCGACCAACCCAAGCATAACAATTTCAGTCGCGAGTCAGAACTACGCCTTCATGCAGGCGGTGGACGGCGGACAAATCTGGCCGCTCTGGAATGCCATCAATGGAGCGGGAAATCTGAGCGGCTATAAATATGTCGCGTTGAGTAACGGCGTTATCAATACAGCAGCGCGAGGCGCGTCGTATCTGCCCGGTACAGTAGCGGGAGTGGCATTTTCGGGAGGACAATACATATGAACATTTTGGATTTCTACTGGATCATCGGCGGATCAGCAACTGAGGTCTATTCTGGCGCGACTAACACGCTCGTTCCAGTGACTGATCAAACATACACCGATTGGAGTGCAACTAAGGTTGCCTCTCCTATTGCCAGTGAGGCTGAGCTGGCTCAGGCATTACAATCCGTCGGTTCACAGTTGCCAGCATGGTTGTTTGCGGCAAAGGATACTTTCATTCAGCCTTCAGTGGGAAACTATACCGAGGGGCAGCTTGCCGCCTACAATGCTGATGCGCGTTATCGCCATGCCAGCGGCGGCATCACCGTCACAAGTCTTAGCGCGGTGCCGTTTCTCACTGATCCGACCTCGCGCAATACGGTCAATAGTGCCTATCAATATGCGGTAGTTAATCCGGCTCACGTTACCGATTGGAAAATGTCGGACGGCTCGTTTATCCAATTGAGTAACACGCAATTGGCGACGCTCAATGACGATATGACGATGTTTGTGCAATCGTGTTTTACTTGTGAAAGCGCTAACCTAACGGCTATTATCGGAGGCACTATGACAACGCTCGCGGCAGTTGACGCGGCATTTGCTGCAATTTCAAATACATTCTCCTGACATGGCAACAGTCAATATCACGGTCGAGAATGACGCGGACTTTTATCGCGTCTTCCAATACATGACGGCTGTTGGTGCACCAATTGATATGACTGGTGCATCGTTGGAGATGATGTTGCGTCGTCATGCTGAGGATGTCGAGGCTGAGTTGCGGCTTGGTACTGATACTGGAGAGATTATTCTGCTTAATCCGGCAGGTGGTCTTTTCTCTGTGAGAATTTTACAGGACACTTTAGCACGGTTGGGACTTGGCAGTCATGATCAGTCTATGATTATGACGCTCAATGGAATGAAAATAAAAATATGGTTTGGCACGCTTATCAATAATGCGGGACCGACACGATGAGCAGCGTTGATATTATTAATCAAGATCCAGTAACGATCATTATAAATGCTGCTGATGACGACACGATTGTTGTAACTGCGTCTGATGATTTGGAAACAATACAGGTTCTTGACCAAGGCATACCGGGACCGCCGGGACCGCCGTCGCTTGTACCGGGACCAGCGGGACCGACAGGACCGCAAGGGCCACCGGGAACAGAAGCTGTTGTTTTCATGCGCGATACGGCACCTGTAGGACCAAAACCGGGTTCGATCTGGTGGGACAGTGACAGCGGAAATACATACATTTATTATGTTGATCTAGACAGTGCGCAGTGGGTTCAGCAAAATACGGTCTTTGATGCTTACGTTACGTCTGCGAATATTCCAGACTTCGCCGAAGGCGTTGACGACCGCGTTGCTGCGCTACTCAAACAAGGAAGCAATGTCTCTCTCGTTTATGATGATGCCGCCAATACGCTGACGATTAATTCGACGGGCGGTACTGGCGGCGGTGGTGGGAATGCGCTCAGCGTTGCGTTCACCCCTACGGGCAACGTTTCGGCGACCGATGTTCAGACGGCCATAGCGGAAGTCGATACGGAGAAAGTCGCCAAGGCTGGTGACAGCATGACCGGCTCGCTGACGTTGCCTCTCGGATCTGCCACTACGCCGTCCCTGAATTTTACTGGAGAATTGAATACAGGATTATATTCGACAGCGGGTGCGCTCAACGTAGCTATCGCTGGAGTACCGGCATTTTCTTTGAATACGAGTATCTGCAATATCCTTGCACAGACAAGATCGCTCGACGGTTCGCAAGCGTTACCGGGATATGCTTTCGGCAGCGAACCGGCAAGCGGATTATTTCGCAAAGGTGCTGGCTCACTTTCGCTTTCCGCCAATAATAGCGAAGTGATGAACTGGAATAGTACCAATAAAGTAACGACCGCCTTTGGCGCGATCATACTGCCAGCTGACCCGGCTAATCCTCTCGAAGCAGCAACCAAGCAATATGTCGATGCCTCTCCCGGTACGGGTGTCACCAAGGCATACGTCGACGCTGCCGACGCAACGAAGGCTGGTATCGTCTCGCCGACATTTACCGGCGATCCAAAAGCACCGACGCCAGCGGCTAACGATAACGATACCAGCATCGCTACGACAGCTTTCGTCAATGGCGCTATCGCGGCAATCTCGCCGAGTGTCACGACCGCCTATGTAGACGCGGCGGATGCGCTGCGCGTCCTGAAGGCTGGCGACACGATGACCGGACCGCTGATGCTTCCGGCTGATCCCTCTTTGTCACTTCAGGCTGCGACGAAACAATACGTTGATAATGCCGACTTATCATTTCAGACATCAACCAAAACCTACATTGATAACGCCGACGCGCTAAAAGCTCCGCTCGCGTCACCGACATTTACCGGCGACCCGAAAGCGCCAACGCCAGCTCCAGGTGACAACGACACATCGATAGCAACGACTGCTTTTGTTACGGCTGCGATGACGGCGGCAGGCAGTACCAATCCGTCTAATGCTAATCCGGCAATGGACAGTGTTGCCGCTCCCGGTTCATCTGCGCTCTATTCGCGTGGTGATCACGTCCACCCGTCAGATACAACAAAGGCTCCGCTGGCTTCGCCTGTCTTTACCGGCGATCCAAAAGCGCCGACGCCGAATGCTGGCGACAATGATACATCACTGGCGACAACCGCATTTGTCACGACCGCGATCAATACAAAGCCAAGCGCCTCGATCTCTGATGCAGCGCCGCTCTCACCAATAGCGGGACAGCTTTGGTGGAATAGCATGACAGGCGCTCTCTATATCTACTTTACCGACGTAAACACAAGCCAGTGGGTTCAAGTCGGCGGTGCGGAAGTGAACTAAGGAGATTATCTAATGCCCTATGATTTTCCTGCGTCACCAACTGAAGGACAAACCTATAGTCCAGCCGGAGGACCGGATTACGTCTGGCATACAGCCTCCGGTGCATGGGACATCAAGACCAGCGGCAGTAATTCGGCCTTTGTCGCCAAGGCTGGCGATATCATGTCAGGTCAATTGGGATTGCCGACCGGACCGGCAGCAAGCAACGCCGTTCGTAAGGATTACGTCGATGCCGCCGACGCGACGGTATCAGCCGCCAAGGTTTCCAAGACCGGCGATGCAATGAGCGGCAATCTAAACATTAATGTTGCAAGTCCGCAGTTGCTTCTTTCTAAGACCGCCAGTGGACAAGGCGCGTTTCTCGGTGGCTATACGGGAACTAGTACGCGATGGGTGATACAGCTTGGAAATTCAACGGCTGAGAGCGGCGGAAACGCTGGCAGTGATTTTGAAATTGATCGCTATAATGACAGCGCCGGTTGGTTAGGCTCGCCATTGTTGATTAATCGAGCGAGCGGCGCAGTAACTATTGCCCAAGCGTTATCTGTTGGTGGAGCGTTTTCGTCCGGGCCTATGAATGCAAACGGCAATAGGATTGATTGCGGTTTCCTTTATTCAACCGGCAACGTGCAAGCCGCTGCGTCGCTCATGTGGGGACCAAACGGAGATTATATTTACGCTGATACTAATGCTACGTTGATGCTCGTCAATGGCGCGGCTTGCTATTGGTCCTACACAAAATCAAATGGCTACTGGCAATGGGTGGTGAACAATGCCATCACCATTCAACTGCAATATCCGGCTGGCTTTCTCGTCAATGGCGCGGCCTACAAGCCCGGCGGCGGCGCGTGGGCCGACTCGTCCGACGAGCGCATCAAGAATGTGCAGGGTGATTATGCAGTCGGCCTAGATGCCGTCGCGCAACTGCGTCCTGTCACCTTCACCTATAAAGGCAATGATACAGCGGAGCCGCCGGATCATATTCCTTCGGCTGACGGTACAAAATCAAAAGATGCGTTGGCTGTTCCCTATCCCAACAGCCCGCACCGGCAAGTCGCCGAGAGCAGTAAGACATTTCATGGTCTGATCGCGCAGGAGGTCGAGAGTATCTTTCCGGAAATGGTGACGTTGCGTAATGGCTATATCGACGGCGAACAAGTCAACGACATACGCGACCTTGACACGACTCCGCTGATCTTTGCACTCATCAATGCCATCAAGGAATTAAAAGCGCGGGTCGAAACGCTGGAAGGCGCATGAGGGGAACCGCCGCTGACGATGCAGGATTTTATAACTAAGATAAAATGAATGGAAGCGAGAACAATCATCGCAGTTTGTTTTGTAATGGTGCTGCTTGGCGCTGCGATGGTCTATTCAAAAGGCGATGAGCCGCTACGTCCAGTTTGCGTTACCGATGAAGACCGCGTTCATATTCGAGCGCAGGTTCTCGCAGCCGTTGACGAGGCGTTCAGAGACAACATGAAACATTTATTTACCAGCTGGCTTAAGGATGCACGCGATCAGCCTAATCGTGCGTCTGCTGGATTGCAGAATTCTATTGTTATTTATCAACGCGCTAGAGCTGACGCGCTGAAATGGACACCACCGAGTTGCTAACAGGAGACTTAAATGAAACGGATGATCCTTGGAATTATTTTGATGACGTTGCTGCCAGCGGCTGCAGCGGAGGCACGACGTACGCACGTGCGTATTTATAAGGAGACTCCAGCGCAAGAGCCAGCACGAGCTGCACCGCTTGCGATCGTGCCGCCATTCGCCATGGCGATCGATCTGATACGGCGAACGTCGTGCGATCCCGCGATCGCGGTGGCAACTGGTCCGGACGATCCAGGCTTTACGTCGCACCCGGTGGGCAATTATTTAATCCCTGCGATCTACCGCAGTGAGTGTGGAGCGCAACCGAAGAGGTGAAGCCATGGTATTACGGCTTAAGGGAAAGGTCTCATGGTTTGGTGGACCCAATGATATGGGAGTCGCGCCAGACGAAGGTCTCGCTTTTATTTACGAAATAGAAATGGCACCACATTTATTTTTACCAACACAACCTCCCGGCACATCGGGTCTGGCGAGACGATTAAATCCATACGTGCACTTCATTGCGTGCCGGTGGGACTACGATATTTATCCCAAGGATCAAATAATAAAAGAGTTGGCAGTTATTCGTGCCGTCAAGACGCAGGTCGTGCTGACAGCTTTCCCGGCTGATTGGGGACCGCATTCAGATACAGATAGGGTTGCGGATATCAGTGAAGGCTTGATGTTCGATTTGGGGATCACGACTGATGATGAAGTAGAGGTTGCGTTAATGAGCGAGCTGCGTCCTGCCGTGATAAAAGGACCGCTGGTTTGAAATTAGGTGTTGTGCAAATCGCGTTGCTGATAATCGGGATCGTCGTTGCCGTTTCAATCGGTGTGCGGCTTTCTGGTTATTATAACTGCTGCTGACACCAACGTCGTCGGCTTTGGCACCGACAGGAGGCAGTCCCTCCGGCTGCCTCCCTCTTTCCTTCCTACCCGACTGGCCGCTGTGGGCACCCCTCGCAGCGGCCTTTTTTATTTGCGTGCGCCGTAGTCAGGACACGGTAGCAGCTCCGTACGATCCCGCGCTCGGGACGCTCTGGGACGCTGCTGCACCCGTGCCAGCTTCATGCGCTTGCGCGTTGCCCAGCTCTTGCGGGATGCGGCGCTATGGTCTCGTTTTTTCTGCATGTTGAATATCCCTGATTAGAACGTGTCTGCCATCGCTGGCAACACAACCGAGTTGATTGTTGTTTCGTATAAACCCGCCAACGTAACCACGCGGCTTACAGAATTCTGTGGTAATATATCTATCCGTATGCAGCGCATAAAAATAAAACCAGCAGCCACCGGCAATTAATAATGCCGCGAGGATGCTGGTTGTTATGATATCTTCTTTGTACAGTGTCGATCCTTTAAGGGCCAGTAACCTCTTTGGGACGCTTTCCGCACCAAGGACAAAATTTTAGAGCCGGAAGATCACAACCTAAGAAGAAAATATCCTCCGCAGAGCGATAAACCAACGGCCCAAATCCCTCGTTGTCGGTTCCGCTCTCCTGAGCCGCTTCCATATCTGGGCAGCATTTAAGCTTTTTCATCTGTTATCCGTTACAGGGCCATTAATACCAGCCCGCACTTTTCCAAGTGTGGCCGTCCGCGATCAGTCTCGCCTTCGTTGCCTTCATGTAGGCACTCAATTCTTGCCGCGTGACTTCCTTTGCACCCTTCGCTATCGCCAGCGCGCGGCGGGTAAGCGAAAGGTCATAGTGCGGAAAGCTCGCCTTGTCGGGCGACTGATACCATTGCCGCTTCATCCCGATAGAGACGGCCATCGCGTGTAGCTCGTCGGGCGTATCGGCAAGCATGTGGCACATGACCATTCTCCCGAACCCGTTTCTCGCTCCGTCAATATAAACTGTCATGGTCACTCGCTATGCGGCGGATAACGTCCCTAGTGGTGCTGCGGGATGCGCAGCGGGTTCGAGTATCCCGGCGGCAGGAATTTCTGCAAATCCTTTTTGATATAGTGGCGCACGGCGACGTGGTTCAGCAGGTCGATCATGCGCAGCGTGTAGTCAATCGCTAGACGCCCGTATGCGAATGCGCTCAAGCGCCCACTTGTACCGCTCCGCAAGAACGATTAGGCGCTCAGCACTAGACATTGCTTCTTGGTTCATTTCGATCACCTGTTTATTGTGCGACGGTAAACGAAAAGAAACCCGCACGAAGGTTGTGGCGCTTTGGTAAGTGGGAGTGTTAGAAGTCTCCAACAGACTTTAGCTCCTCCGTGCGGGTCCATAACGGCCGTTAGGCCGCTATTAGTTTTTGATCCCAAGCGGATTTATATTTCCGCTTGCGATTGCGCATCGCGAGATACGCTCCACCGATTGCACTGGCAAAACCCCAGATCGCTCCAGGGATCGGAGTCTCAGCAAACGTGCTGAGGTTTCCGCCGTAGCCAGCATCGACACCCGCGTTGCCGGTGATCAGCAAATAATAGCTGCCACCGGAGAGTACCGCTGAACCGCCAAACACTTGACAGTTCGGGATACCAATGCATGCCGCTGCTAGTTCAGGACCGAGTACAACGAAGTCGTCACCACCACCGGGTACGCCGTTGGGTCCGTCATTCACTACCGCGCCTTGAAAGTTGGTAATGAATTGCGGGTCGCCAGACGCAAACGTGTTGGTAGCGAACGCAATGGTCAGGACCTGCGCACCGACAAGATCGAACGTGTAGATGTCGGCAAACAATCCTGAACCGCCTCCACCAGTACCGGGATTGGTATTGGCAAAGGCTCCGGCTCCAGACGTGGGGTTAGTCCCCAAGCTGGAAACGGTATCGGCCATCGCAACCGCCGACATGGCGAGTACGGTAGCCGCAGCAAGCAGTAGTTTCTTCATCAAACACTCCTTGCAAGGTTGCCTCTAGGCCGCAACGATCGCTGCAGCCTTCTTACGCCTACGCAGCAGCAACGCGCCACCGCCTAGAGCGCTACCAAACAGCCATACGGCTGCTGGAAGCGGTGTCTCACCCGGTGGAGAGCTGAACGGTGTCCCGTTCGGTCCAAGCGGAATAGTTTCAGAAACAAGACTGAAGTTATTCTGATTACCGGCCCAGTCGATCTTGAACGCGGGGTCCCACGCGAGGAAATTTCCCGAAGCCAAGTTCAACGTGAAGTCGATGTCGATAACTGTACCGGAAGCAAGTGCAGGTGTACCAGCGACACCAGTATTTCCGAAACAGAAGAACCCACCACCATTGCTGCAGCCACCGGAATTCAATCCAGTACTTTGAAAGGTCGCACCAACAAGCGTGGTGCTGCCTGACGAAATAGTGGGAAGGTTCGGTGTACTAAAAGCAAAGGCGTTGATGCCGCTGCGTCCAAGTCTCGTGTCGGTACCAACAACATTGATGCCGGTGATTTCAACTTGGAACGTAGCGGACGTCGAGTTAAGAGCGCCACCAATAATTGAGAAATTATAAGTGAGCCCTTCGGTTGCAAGGTCCGGTCCAAGCGTCGCAGCTTGTGTCGTCCCTATCCCCACTGACAGCGAAAGTGCTGCCAGCATTACAACAAGTTTCTTCATTAGTTCTCCTAGGATGAAGGTAATTTAATTACGGCTTACCCTCGTTCTCCGTTGCCACAGTGAAGGAGATGCGTTGCCGCCACGGAATAAACGGTGGCGGCTCCACATCAAAGTCAAAAATTTCTGGCCAACCTGTCATGGGTTGTGGCCGCAGCATCGCGTCGTCGGTGCCACCTCCATGCATGAGTGAAGGGTACGCGATCGATGGATTACCTTCTGGTATGTCGATCGACGGCGCGTGCGGCTCCGGTGCAGGTTGCGGTGCAGCTGGATGCCGTATTGCACTGCGTGAAGATTGATTGTCCCAGCAGTGACCGGCACCATGCCAATAAAGCCAAGAGCGTGGATACTTGGCTGCAGCTTGTACTTTTGTCATGCACGCGTGGTCAACGTCTGCACCGAATGCAATATCGATTGCCAGCCACACCCCGATGATTGTTACTAACGCAACAAGTATGCCAACGATTATCCACGTCAGGCGATCGCGTCCCATCGGATAATTCCCCTCTTGGTAGCAGATGCAATCCTTCGGCCATGTCCCGCGCAAGTGTGTCGGGCACGGCGTTCCAGGTGGCAGTCCCATGCACGGTCTGCGGATCACGTCAGGAGGCTCCATCGGCTGGCTCGGTGATCGCGTTGCGGATGACCAGCACGATGTTCGTCAGTGTCGTTTCCAACGCAGCCGTACGCGTCACCGCTTCGTCACGTTGCGCCATGTGCGTGTTGACGCGGTTTTCCATTTCCAGTTTGGTCGAGAGGTACGTACTCTCCATCATGTTGACGACGCCTTTGAGCGCGTCCAGCTGCACCGTCAACGCCTCGATCTTCATGCGAGCATCACGCAATTCATATTCAAGCTTATCGCGTTCAGCAAGAACTTGCTGATACGTTGCAAGTCCGGCCTCGACTGCCTTCTGCCGATGTTCTGGCAAGGTCTCGCCTCCATTATTTTTTGGCGTACGTACTGCGGTATTCATTAGCCCCTCCGTTGTTTAAGTTTGCTTTCCAGATTTAGCGACTCGTACTTACGATCCCCGTGCACCTCCATCAGTTTTAATAACAGCGGATCTTCAGAAGGAATGACGTGCGGATTGTCACCGCTGTCAAATCCGTACCTATGTCCTGCGTTCATTGATTTTCCTCGCCATTGCCATCATGACTGATGCTACGTAATGTTCTTCGATTTGCTTTGCTGGCCAACCGGCAACCACCAGTCGCGTAATGACGGCGGTGGTGTCAATTAAATCGGTATTAGTATCACACAACGTATTCGCCATACCGCGAATGATTGGCGGAGAAGAGTTATGTGCTTGAGCTGACGCGGTACCTGCAGCCGTATCCCTCATCGGGTCTTCTCCATAAGGTGAGCACGAATGATTTGAAACGGGGTTAAAGGTTCTCCCGGTAGTGCGTCGTTGAACGGCGGCAGCTCGGCTTTTTCATTAAGTACAATCAGCCGCGCATCGATCAAATGCAGCACCAGAAAGCGAATGTCCGGCGGTGCAGCGAGCCACGGACCTTTACGGATTATATTGATCAATCGCTTTTCGTGTTCGAGCGACATTTTATTAAGTGCGTTGATAAGCGATTGAATATCTTTTTGATACGGACCTTCCAATTCGGCGTGCAGGACTTCGTTACGCCACTTTTTCCAGAGCCGCAGTAGTAAATCACGTTCGGAAAGCGCCTTGATCATCGCTTTCTTTTGTGCGCGGTTCATTTCGCGCTCGGCAGCTCGCGCCTTCTTTTTCTCTGCCCATGGTTGCACCTTGGCGGCATAAGCCAGGAAAGGATTATGATCCGTCATCGCGACACCGCTTCTAAATTAGCCACGGCGTATTTCAATAAGCAGACCGCGTCGGCTTCGTGCTCGTCGGTTCCAGTATACCCGAATTTTCGGGCAGCCGCTTGCATTTCCAATTTCGATGCAAACCCTTTGCCAGCCGCAAATTTCTTAATGGTGGGCACCGCAACGTCGATCACAGGCAGGTTGGCACGGGTGACCGCAGCCTCGATCAGTGCTGCGATCCCCCAGAGGATGCGAGTGGCAGCCTGTCCCCGTACCAGCGGGGTTTCGTAGACCGCAATCTCCACCATATGCCAGTTAAAATCATGCAGCCAGCCTTGAATGGCTGCGAGGCGTTCTACCCGGCTGCCAATAAAAGTCTTGTGGCCGGTATTGAGGTGCGCGTAATTTGTTGCCCAGCCAATTGTTGAGCCGAGATCAAAGGCGATTATTTTCATCGGCGTTTCTCCAGCCACCATTCCTTTGGACGCGGACCTGATAATACCGAATTGCATAACACGACGGATGATTTATTAAATACCAGCTTTTTCTTGAGCGACGTGAGCGCGGCATTCATCGTCTCGCGTGCGTGGAAATGTTTATCAACGGCGTCTCGGTACAGCCGCTGCAGTAGTACAGTGGAGCTCAGCCGTTTACCGCGTGCGAGGTACGTAAATAATTTACGCTCCATCGGCGAGTACGAAACTTTTCCTGGGACGAGTTTCATTGGACGCATGGATACTCCTTTCGTGAGTACTACGAGGCGGCACCGATTGTGATGCCGCCCTTAGTACGCAGTCGTTTAGCCGGTGACCTTCACGTAGCCGTGCGAAACGAACCAGCGCAGGTAAGCCGGATTGCCCTTCAGTTCTTTAAACTTGGCAAACGTCTTAGCCTTAGTCGCTTCCCAAGAACGAGCAGCGATTGAACCTTTACGCGGTTCATACTCGTCACCTTTAGCAAGCCTCGTGATTACAGCATCGTTAGATGTCCACGAACCGTTCGCGGACTTTGCCTTGGCACCTTTTTTAGCTTTAGCCATATCAGTCTCCTGTTTGTTTACTTTGGGTTTACGGGTTAACGACGTTATCACAGTCAAGCCTTTCGCTTCGCGCTTGGCATTGACCTGTGCTAACTTTTCTGCATCGCGCGCTACTTTTGTTTCTTTAAGTTTCTCAATGCGTTCTGCAGCCTTTGCCTTCTTTCCTTCCTGTTGGCGGGCAAGCATGGCCGCACCCTCTTCATCGGACATACCTTTTGGGATACGCCAATCTCGTGACTTATGGTTAGGTGCTACGGTTGCCGTCGCCGTAGTCGGTGCAGCTGCCGGACGATCCCCCGGCTTACGCTTTAAGAAATCCGGAATACTCAGATCGTCCTTGACTTCACCGATTTTAGTTGCCTGAATTTGCGCGTGCAGTTTTGTGCAGCGCGCAATGCCAGATTTTTGATCGGCAAACTTTTTAACGGAATTGACGGGGATGCCGACATCGACCGCCGTCAGTACCATTTCGTTCCAGATCTTGACAAGTTCTGGACCGGACATCTTGCTAAAATCCATTGGCAATCCTTCCTGTTTTTATATCCAGTCGATGGGTCTCACACATTACTGTATCCACGACACGTGGTGCAGCACGCATCGCGATTACTGCCTGTTGGCATTCTTGCATCGTCCTAAAGAATGGCCAGTCGGCAGATACAACGCGAGTGGTACCGGGTTGTCCCGGTATCACTAACGTTGCAACCAGCAGCACGACTTCAATCATGCTGCCTCCTTCGGTGCTGGCTCCAAATCAACCAGCAGCTCCTGCGCACGGGTAGCTGCGACGTACATCAGGTTGCGCTCCTGCTCCTGCTGCCACGCTTGCCTTGCCCACTTGGATGGGCAGGTACCGTGCCGATCGAGCCAGAACACCCGCTGCCATTCGCGGCCTTTGGATTTATGGATCGACGAGAGCACCAACATATCTTTTACGTTATCAGCAAACAAACCGTTAACGTAATCGACCGCGTCCTGCACTTGCGTTTTCTTTTCCAGTCGGCATTGGTCGATCACGACGCGGACCGTTTCCACCGCGTCTTCAACCTCTGCCAGTTTCGCCTCCTGTTTTTTGGCTAAAAGTTTTACGGTCTCTTTTTCCAGGTACGTGTCGAGTTTCTTTTCTAAGCCATCGAGACTTTTAACTTTCCAGCGTTGGATTAATTTAACGATACGCGACGCGATGTCGCGGCCTTCCACCCGGCAGGGAATACGTTGCCGGATTAATCTGAACGCCAGTGCAACGAGCGGCTTATTGACGCGACTGAGTACCGCCGTGCCTCCTGTCAGATCGTTACGCTTTAGGAATTCCACCATCGTGGATCGACGAACCTCACCGACGACCGCAGTCGGTGCGTGCTGAATATCATCGACCCACTGCTGCGCAAATTTGACGACCGCTTGCGGGCAGCGATACGAGACCGTAAGTGGCAGCTCCTGACAATTAAAGTCTCGAGCGATCAGATCAAGTGCGTCGGCATCCGCACCCGTAAAGCCGTAGATCGCCTGATAGTCGTCGCCAACGGCAATCACCCGGCCTCCTTTCTTGACCATCGCCCGCACCAGTGCACGCCGTGCCGCGTTGGTATCCTGCGCCTCGTCCACCATGACCACATCGAATTGCCAGAACCGCACGCGGTGCAGCAGTGGCATGTAGATCATGTCGTCGAAGTCAATTAGGTCCAGCATTGCATTACTTTCGGCCAGAATGTTTTGCGCAAACTTTATCACCGACTCCTTAGTAGAGCCGGGGATCGGACCGTCGTCTTCATCGAACACGTCGTAATGTTCGGCCATTTCAAACCAGCGATGCATATCGTTCATCGATCCGAGAATGCCGAAGGCCGATTGTTTTGCCAGCGAAACTAATTGCGCAATCGTTGGCATAAAGAGCCGCATCGGGTGTGGCTGGCCTTCTGGTAATTCCTTTTCGATTAGCGCGCGGATTTTATATTCCTCCACCTTGACATTCGGTCGTGCCTTGCGATACGCACCGAGGCCAAACCCGTGCGCGGTATTGGCTTGCATCTTTTTCCAGTCGATGTTTTTCTCCTTCAATTTGACTTTCGTTTCGTCAACGATCTTGCGATTGTAGGCGGTGTAAGCAACTTGCCCGGCCATGGCAGCTCCTGCAGCCAGCAGCACGGTGGTCTTGCCAGCTCCCGCGCGTGCACGCAGCACGCATGAGCCGGAGCCGTTCACCGCCCAATCAATGAACGCCTGTTGTTGCGGGGACCAGTCGAGTTTCTTGGTAGTCATGTTGTTTGCTTTCGATGTTAGAATTTACGTTAAAATTTTCCAGACCAATACCCGAAGGCACAGGTCAAACCAACCGGCAGACCAGGAGCCTGTTGAGCAGCCATCGCCGATGCAAAGGCACCGTTAGATAAACGCATCAGACCGGGCGTCCCATTATAACCTTTACTGTGACTGACCGAGCTGATTGCAAGTTTTTCCATCGCTGCACAATTGCTGTTGGTGAATTCAAGTACCCACGGATTGAACAGCAGTAAGATAGCGAGCCACAGTACGGCTCGAATTTTCTGTGTGGTGGTACGTAACATTTATTTACATGCTCCAATAGGTTTCGGTGGAAGGATCGCAGCAAGCCGGAGTGTTGACCGCAACGCGAACCAACTTACCGCTGAGTAAGTTTTGAACGATTTTAGTTTTGCCGTCGTTCTTCTTAAACTCGATCATCGGATCGACGGTCGTGATCACTTCGTAACCTTTGCGGATAGCTGAGCGTACGGCACCGGCAAAAGTTTTGTACTCGTTACGCGAACGAGTGGCACCGAAGCTTAAGTAATATTGACGTCCGAGGGTTGATACTGCAATTTCACATTTACGTTTTGTCATTTGTCATCTCCATTGGGGTTTTCGTGCAATGCACGGCAGAACGGCGCTGGATACTTCCGCGCCGTTTTAACTTGCATTGTTTTAAACCGGATCACAATTCGGAAGCACCTACTTCGGTCGCGTTTGGACATTGGGTGCCGCTGATCGTTCTGCCGTGTTGACCGGCAGGGATCGTTTACTGGAAACTTGTTTTGGAAAAACTACTACGGCGACGGCGCGCATTCGTTTACCGAATTTATTTCCGGTTTATTTTTCTTCTCGCTCGGGATTTTTTTACGCTGTCCCGGCTTTACTGACCCTCTCGTAACTACCGCGCTTACGCGGCCTCGCTCCGATTAGGCGTCCAGATTTTTATGCCCTTGGGATCTGGCTCCCCGTGGCGGCCTTCACAGGCAGCGAAGGTAATATGACATACCCCATATGAAAAGGAAAGAGGGGTAAATGAACTTTGTTCGTATTACCGCCCAATGGGTTAGGCTGGGTGGCGGAGGGGTACATCGGTTGCAGGTTTATAATCCTGCAAAAAACGGTGGATCGTCAGAAAAAAGGGGTTGCGGTTATGGAAATTTTAGACCAGCGTTTAGGTCCCCCGATTTGGGTCTGGAGTTTATAAAATGCAACCTGATGCCTTCTTTGCGTTCGCACGCCACCGCCATCAAACTTATTTAAATCGACGCGACGGTAAACCGCTGCCGTGGACACTCGATCCAATTCTGCAGCGGTACCGTTTCACAAATGTTTTTCGCGAGCTGGATGCAACCACGATTTGGTTTGCAAAAAATCTTCGTAACCCGTTACGTAACTCCATCGACGTACTCCCGGCAACGGTAGTCTTCCGCTGGTTCAACCGCGTGACGACTGGCGAAGTAATTAAGAAAGATAAAAACTATTTATCGCCGGCAAAATTACGAAAAGCGATTGCCAAGTTACCACCGCCTTACGTAACCGGGGCGTATATGATTTACACAACCTGTTTGAAAGCGCCAACCAAACAGGAAGGCGTCTTAAAGGCAATCGAAATCTGGTACGAAGCGCATAAAGATTGGCGTAAATTTAAATTCGGCACGCTGCAGGAAGCGGCGCAATGGATGAAGTCCACCTGCATGGGGGATTTCATGGCGTACGAAGTCGTGAGCGATCTTCGGCATACTGCACTGCTGAAGGATGCCGAAGATATTATGACGTGGGCGAATTTCGGTCCTGGTTCGTCGCGTGGTCTGGAGCGCGTCTTCGGTAAAGACGTTTCACAACTTGCGGCCGCAAAAGTCCTGCTGCGGCTTTCCCGAAATAAAAAGTACTGGCCGCAGGAATGGCCGGAGTGGGAAATGCGGGAGGTTGAGCACACGTTATGTGAATTCGATAAATACGAAAGAACACGACTCGGAGAAGGAACGCCAAAGGAGATTTTCAGAAATGGCAAATAAGTTAGCACGCGGTACGTTCGGCAAGGCGAAAGTCAAGGCGTATTACCGTCCCGGTACGTCTGACGTGAACGCGCTGGAGGAAGTCATCGGCAAGCGCGCGTACCGTCGCGGTAGCGTCAACTTTGACGTGGAAGCTGGTGAGCACTGGCTGGACCTTGGCGCGAATATCGGTGCGTTCGCGCTTTATTGTAAAAGCAAAGGCGCAACGGCAGAATGTTACGAACCCATGCCGGACTGCTTTGCGATCTTGGCCAAGAACGTCCCGGAATTTAAGTTGTATAATAAAGCCGTCACGAACGTGGACGCGGACGAGGTGACATTTTACGAACCACGGCGCAAGCAGGACCGGTATCGATCGACGCTGTTACCCCGCAAAGGCAAATATCCACAGACCACGGTGCAGAACCTGGAGGCGTCGTTGCTGAATGAGGATAAATTCGACGGCGTAAAGATGGATATCGAAGGTAGCGAGTTTGGAATTATCGATGACGGCTTACTGCCACGTGCACCGAAATTGGTCTTCGAGTACCATTTATCTCGCGACAATTCGCTACCACATTTAGTAAAGCGTATTCGTATCCTCCGGAAAATTTACAAGAATGTTGTTTATTGTCCGGAGCTGGCACGGCTGGTGAAGCGCGGCACTGGCACGGGTCGTACCTACTTTGACCGCTGCATTTACTGTTGGGAGCTAAAGCGATGAACACTACGAACGTTGTCAAACTACCGTCTGTCCTGGAAGGTTTCACCAAGCGTATCCATAAACTGATGGATGACTGGAGTAAGAATACTATCGAACTTGGTAAAGAATTGTTGGCTGCACGAGAAAACTTTCCGCTTGTTAAGGGTGCTCGTCCAGGCTGGCAAAATTGGATTAGGGACCAAGTCGGTATAGATCCGCGTACCGCTTATAATTTCATGAAAGTCGCTGAAAAGTTCGGTAGTTCTCGAGAACTACCGGCTATAAGTAGGCGGATACTGGTCATGCTTGCGCAAGACACAGTCCCAGACGCTGGTAAAAATGAAGTTATCGAGCGTATCCGAAAAGGTGAAAGGGTTACTGCAAGGCATGCAGGTAAAATTATTGCTGAGCATCGATACCCAAAGCCAACCGAAGCCAACAAGCAAGCTAAAGAAACTGGCCAACCGGTGCAAGCTTCGGATGGATACATCTACTTCGGTACGTCCAAGTCAGATGCGCAACTCGGTGAAGATCGTCGCACCGTTGTCTACGGCGTGAAGGATGCCATCGAGGCGTTGGCTGAAGTCGAACTGACCCCACTTAATTTTATCAAGTTCATGCTGCCGCATCAACGGTGGGACCACAACGAGGAAAAGAAAATCGAGAAGGCTCGGCTTTGGCTAAATGAGTTGGCCAAAGAATGGAATAAGTGGGAGGAAGATTAATATGTCGGCACCGAAGCAAATCCAGAAACTTGTTACTGCCATCCTGAAAGATGAGCAGCGCAAGGGCAGCACTACTAAACAGACTGTCATTGTCAAAGCGATGCACCGGATCACCCAAGGCGGTGGTCCGGCACATTATGGCATTGGGCACGCGTACGTTATCCACGCCACTGCCCAAGCCGTAGGCGCGGAAACCGATCGGCAATTCAAAGCAGCGTTGCCGGAAAATGTTTTCCGTATGCCAATGCGTAACGCACCACCCGATCTAGTGCAGACGATGCACAAATTACCGGCGTGGATTGCAACAGCAGAAGGACCGGCGGCACCTTGGGTGCCGTCAATTAAAGCTTCAGCGGATGATTGGATGCACAATTTCAATATGAAGCGTGACATCGCCGATCGTACGATGAAGGCAGCAAACACCAGTCGCGACATGGCGCAATATTTAAAACGTCACGGCTTGCGTTCGCTTTCCGAAGCCTTAAACGGGGATCACTAAATGCACGTCATCTTCGCACGCAATGTTGCCGAGGCTTTGCCGCTAGGTATAGATTATGTAATGCAATACGGCAGTAACGAGCCGAGCCGCGCAGGACGCGTATTCGTGGCACCAACCCCAGTCACGACGGTTTATCACAAACCGAATGAACGGGTATTGTTCTCGGCAACTCGAGACGCTAACCCGTTCTTTCATCTTGCCGAGGCGATGTGGATGCTGGCAGGTCGCAATGACAGCGCCTACCTCGATCAGTTCGTTAAAACCTTCGGTGCGCGCTTTGCCGAGCCGACTGGAGTTGTCCACGGCGCGTACGGGTACCGCTGGCGTAATCAGTTCAGTATGGACCAGCTGCAGACGGTTATCCGCATGCTCCAGCACGAGCCTTCGACGCGGCAAGCCGTCATTACTATGTGGGACCCGAATGACGACCTGGACCGGCCAGAGCTGAAGGATCGACCATGCAACACACATATTTATTTACGTATTCGCGATCGGCATCTCGACATGACGGTCTGCTGTAGGTCTAATGACATACTCTGGGGAGCATACGGAGCCAACGCCGTGCACTTCTCGATCCTGCAGGAATATCTGGCTGCACAGATCGGCGTAGAACTCGGTACGTATTACCAAGTCAGTAATAATTTTCATGTTTACGTGAACGAGCTGGAGCGGCATCCAGGCTCCATGGCTGATGCGCGGCATTATCCAACGGTACCATTAGTCGATGACCCGGCAAGTTTCGACGACGAATTACGCATGCTGATGGAAGGCTGGAAACCAGTGCGCAATCTGTTTTTATCGGAAACGGTTTATTGGATGCTGGAGGCGTATCTGGTACGGCACGTGGCACGCGACGTTAAAGAATGTCTCGAGCAAGTCAAAGCACAAGACTGGCGTATCGCTGCACAGGAATGGGTCGCACGCAGGAGCAAACTATGAACCGGGAAAAGTTATTAGCAACTGCACGGCTGGCTGGCGAGGTAGTGCGGTATCACACGTGGCCGATGCACCACCGGCAGACCGTTGGTGAACACACGTGGCAGGTTATGCGGATTTATTGGCAGATCTGGGGACAATTGCCACCGGAGCTGACGACGTATTTTATCTGGCACGACGCGGGTGAATTGGCGTGCGGAGATTTACCGTTTCCTGTTAAAGCAAATAACTTCGAGCTCAAGGAAGCGATGGATAAACTTGAAGATCAAGCGGTTGAAAAGATGGCAGGAGGTAAGCCAAATAATACTTTATCTGCAGATATGAAAATTCGTGCCAAGGCGTGCGACTTAATCGACATGCACGAATGCGGCTTAGCTGAAGTCGCGATGGGTAACAAATTCGCGCAACCGATCGTGGACGATACGTTAAAGGCGCTAGAACGGCTACCGCTTTTAGACGAAGACGGCATGGCAATCTTCAAATATCTAGCAAGGGAGAATATCAGATGCGACGATACCCAATCTCGTTAAAGCCAAATTTCGACGACGCGTACCTTCGGTACTTGTCAGACATCGCCAGTGCAGACGTGACGCTGCTCCTGGAGAAAGAGCGCACTTATAAAGGCAGCTGGAAAAAGCGCGGTGGCGTTGGTGCGTTCATGATGCTGGCGCGTAAGTGGGACCGGCTGGAGAATATGTTGGAAGGCAGCAAACCTGCGTACGATCTATTTGCCGAGATTGAAGCTAACCCCACGGGCGAAGACGGTTCGATACTGGCAGAGGTGCGTGACCTGCGGCGGTATTTGCTGCTGGTGGAAGCCGAGATGACCGCACGCGGTACGCTGGAGTTAGGACTGCTGAGCAACACCGAAGAATTATTTAAGGCTGGCACTCCGGATGACGGTGGGCACCACGACGCCAAGCAGGAAGACGAGTGATGCAATTCCCATCGTTGAAATCGGCAAAGATAATTTCAATAGACACGGAAACCTTCGATCCGGATTTGCTAACGCAAGGACCGGGCTACCATCGTGGTGGCTTCATCGCAGGGGTTGCAATCGCTACCGATACCTTTGCCGGTTACTACCCAATCGCACACGAAGGTGGCGACAACCTCGACAAGAAAAAGGTACTGGCATGGTTAAAGCAGGAATTGAAATCCTCCACACCCAAATTGTTCGCGCATGCGGCTTACGATCTAGGCTTCTTGAAAAAAGCTGGCGTTTTAGTCAATGGTCCGATCTACGATATCCAGATCGCAGAACCGCTACTCGACGAAGGACGAAGATCTTATTCGCTGGAAGCCTTGGCGTCAGATTATTTGGGCAGGGGCAAACAATCGGAAGCCATGAATGAATGGATTACGAAAAAATTCGGTGGACGAAATATCGGCGGCAACATCTGGCGCGCACCCGGTAAGATCGTTGCGCCTTACGCGATCGACGACGCCAAGTTACCGCTGCAGATATTTACCAAGCAGCGTAAGGCGCTAGAACAGCAGGATTTGTGGGAGCTGTTTTTAATGGAAAGCAGTCTCATTCCGATGCTGGTCGATATGCGGCTGCGAGGCGTGCGAGTTGATCTGGATGCTGCGGAGGCGCTCTACATCAAGATGACGAAGCAGCAAAAAAAACTGTCCAGGACGATCGGCGATATTCCGCCGTGGAATGCTCGAGCCATTGCCAAACTGTTCGACAAAGAAGGAGTGGAATATCCTCGCACGCCGAAGACCAATGCGCCGTCATTCACGAAGGATTGGTTAGCGGCATGCCCGCACCCGATTGCCAAAACGGTGCACGCAATCCGGCAGACCGATAAATTGCGGGAGACTTTCGTCAAAGGCGTTGTCTTGGACAGTAATTACAAAGGCCGCATTCACTGTTCGTTCAACCAGCTGCGAAGCGACGAAAGCGGCACGGTGTCAGGCCGGTTCAGCTCGTCGCACCCAAATCTGCAACAGATCCCGGTGCGCAGTAAGGAGGGTGCAATCCTGCGCACGTTATTCCTGCCCGATGAAGGCCAGCTCTTTGGAGCGACCGACTTTAGCCAGATCGAATTTCGGTTAATCGCGGCAACCGCTGCTGATGAACATATTTGGGGATCGCATAAATTTGTAGCCGCATATAACAGTAATGCGAAAACAGACTTTCATGCGGTGGTTGCGGAAATGACTGGGCTACCTAGAATTATGGCTAAGACGATCACGTTTGCTTGCGCGTATGGTGCTGGTACTAAAAAGATCGCATCACAACTCGGTATGGATATGGGTTTGGCTAGCAGAGTAATAAGTCAATATTACAATCGCGCGCCATTCATGAAACCGTTAAGCGCTATGTTCATGGATAAAGCCGAGCGCGATGGCCAGATCAGCACGATTTTAGGCCGCGTGCGGCGCTTTCCGTTATGGGAAAAGTTCGACCGTGACGGTAAGCCGTCGTACTCGCGCGATCGTACGCTCGGCTCCAGGCGTGCGTTCACGTACCGCGCTTTGAATGCGTATATCCAGGGTAGCGCGGCGGACATCTTAAAGCAGTCAATGTCACTGGTTTGGAAGAGTGGCGTCTGTGACGTGCTCGGTCCCCCGCACATGACGGTGCACGACGAATTAGATATGTCGGTGCCGCCTACCAAGGCAGGTAAGGAGGCGTTTAAGGAAATGGTAAACATCATGCAGACGGCGGTGCCGCTTTCGATCCCGTTATCAGTCGATAGCGGCTTAGGTAAGAACTGGAGCGAGGCAAAGGAGTAATCATGTTAACGGATATTCTGAACTCATACGTCAAGAGCATCGGTAAAATATGGGCGCATGATCGCACACGAACGGTTGGCGCGTCCGAGATCGGTGCGTGCAGCCGTCGCACGTATTACTTCAAGCATGCCGAGGTGCAGGATCGTAGCCACGTCGATCGGTGGGGAGCTGCACAGCGTGGCAACCTGATCGAGCAGTATCTGGTAGTGCCAGCGTTGCGTAAGCGGTTTGGCAAAAAATATCTTTGGGGTGGTGCGCAACAGCGCACGTTTCAGGCTGGGCATCTGAGTGCGACGCCTGACGGCTTACTGACCGGCTTAAAGGCCGACGCCTTACGGCATTTAGGTGTTAAGAATATGGAAAGCGATTGTCTGCTGGTCGAAATTAAATCCATCGACCCGCGCGCTAACCTGGATAAAGAAAAACATCAGCACAAATTACAGGCATTAGCGCAGCTTGGATTAATACGACTCAAAACAAAGTATAAACCAAATTACGTGTTACTGATTTATATCGACGCCAGTTTTCATGACGAAGTAAAAGAATTTCTAGTCAAGTACGATGAAAAGATCTTTGCAACGTTACAACAGCGTGCCACCCAGATCATGACGGCTAAGGCGGCAAGTGATTTGCGGCCAGAAGGCTGGATCGCAGGAGGTAGCGAATGTGAAACGTGTCCATTCAAAGACCCGTGCGGGATCGAGCGGCACGCATTACCGTCAGAGAAGTTTAAGACAAAGCCGGTAGCGCCGCAGCGGGTGGCTGAGATGACCGATCTGTGCCGAGCTGCCAACGAATTAGCAGCGGTGCGGGATAAGGCTGATGCCGACTACCGTACGCAGCAGGAGATTATAAAAGAGCGGTTGCGAGATTGGGATATCCGAAAAGTACCGGGAGTGGTGACGCTGTCTTCAGTGAAAGGCCGCATCGGATATAATACTGAAGACCTGAAAGCGGCAGCGATCAAAGCCGGTATCAACGTTGAACAATTTATACGAATTGGCGAGCCAACAACTCGTCTCACAATCTCGCTCCCTACGGAGTGAGTGACGTGCTTGTGAAGCCACACGTCTTCAATATGGCTTCGTGAAAGGTAGTAGCTTATGACTAACGGTATACAGAAGAAGTCTAAGTATCTCGAACGTGTTCGTGCGTCTGAAACGAAAGGACTTACGGACAAAGGAGATATGGCATTACTTCGGTGGAAAGAAAGATTGAAAGTCGAAAGAGGCTATGAAGGTAATCGTATTTATCAAAGCCTTTCTGGAAAAGAAATCTTCGTTATTCTTCATCGCGGTGCGTTAGGGAATGGTGGAGATGCGCCGTACAACGATCAGTTGAGTAAAGATTTAGCTGATGTAGTGCGGAAAAGCAAAAGGATCGCAACGGTGCGCTATTTCGAAACGGATTGGTCAACGATCCTGTCCGAGATTTGTGCAGCGAAGCTTTACGATCTGATAAAAGACATACCACCAAATCCAGGTTCAGGAACGAGAAAGCCTTACCGCTATCTCACTCCTGATTGGAGAGTGGTAGCACCGCATTCGTATGTACGTTCAGGCTCAATGCTGGATGGATATACGCTTGCGTTCTAGCATACCCCTGTCAGCAATCGTTGACGGGAAATTTAAACAGGAGAAGTATGATGGCTAAGTCAAGTGGAAAGTCACTAAAGGTCGTCGAGTCACAGCTTCCTGCCGTGGGCGATGAACGTAATCCGTTTATTGAGTATGGCAGGAGTGCTAGCACTGGTACGATCATCGGTATGTTGCTGAAATTTTCCAAAGGAGATTTTGTTGTCGGACAGGACAACGAGTCGGTGGAGCTCGGCACCAAACTGATTGCGAACATGGACCAGTTACTTGTTGGTTGGCAACGCTGGGAGGACGCGCGGCCAGCTGAACAAGTTATGGGACCGCTGGTCGATGGCTTCAAACCGCCAAGGCGGGATGAACTTTCGTTCAACGACCCATCTGAGTGGGAGATCGACGAGTCAACCGGCAAGCCGCGCGATCCGTGGGTTTACTCACACTTGCTGCTCATGAAAGAGCCGGGTAAGCGTGGACAGTTATTTACGTTCACGACTAATTCGGCTGGCGGCAAGAACGCTATGGCGAAATTGTCGGGCGAGTACGGGCAGCAAATGCGTGAGCACCCGGACGAGTACCCGATCGTTGCGCTTGGCGTTGGATCGTATATGCACTCAAACCCGGCTTACGGTCGTATCAAGTTTCCGATCTTTGAGATCGTAGGCTGGTCCGAGAAATCCGAGTTTGAGGAAGCGGCAGACGCACCTGTTACGGGTAGCCGCAAGAAGAAGTAACCTGCTAGCTGTACGAGAGGTAGGGTAGTCAACGCAGCCGCGACGGCAACGGGCGAGGAAACTCAAGACACGGTTCTGGTTCTCGTACAGCTTTGTTGGGGTAGTCCCAGTGAAACCGTGTAAGCCGTTACTTTTTATTCGAGGAAGAAAATGTTAGCAGGGTGGTATGTTTTTACAAACGATGCACGAGCATTATCGACGTTGCTGGATCGTGACTTCGACCAAGTCGATGACAGCCGGTTGCTGTATTGTACTGCCGCGCACGAGCTGCACCCAGATGCGTGGACTAACAGCGTACCAAATGGCAGCCGTGGTGCGTTGAAGATGTTAAATTCTGAGATTGATTTTATTGAACCGATGCCAATGCGTCGTATGGCAAAGCAAGCCAGATATGCCCGGCAGCTCTGGTTAATTCGCAAGAAATATAACGTGCCGAGAAGGAGGTAGGGATGACTAATCGTGCCGAGACAGAAAAGTTCTTAAAAGCGTTAGAGCCAGACGCTAACACGTTTACGTTTCAGACGTTCGACGAGAGTAAGAAGAAGGCGCGCGGCTTAACGCACGTCTTGCACGGCACATTAGCGCAGCATTGGGAAACACTTTGTCGATTGAACAAGGCTGGCGCTGGTATTTACATAACGGTCAACGAGACTGATGGCCACGGACGTAAAATGGAAAACGTCACGCGCGTGCGTGCGGTGTTTGCAGATTTGGATGGTGCACCGCTGGCTCCGGCTAAGGCTGACCCGCGTCCACACATCATAGTAGAGAGTTCACCGAAGCACTGGCACGCGTATTGGCGCGTCAAGGATATGCCGCTGGATGCCAAACTCTTTCGGCAAGCGCAGCGGCAACTGATCAAGCGGTTAGGCAGCGATCCTGCGATCACTGACTTACCGCGCGTGCTGCGGCTGCCGGGATTTATCCACCAGAAAGGTAAACCGTTTCGGGTGCGGCTGGTTGAGATTAACGAAGGTAAGCCGTATAAAGCTGATACGTTTATAAATGGTGTGGACGATGATTACGAGTCAGATAATAAGAAGCGCACGTACGCGCACGCACCGGCAGATATTAAACTACTCAATGAGGCACTCGATATAATTCCTAGCGACGAATATCAAATCTGGTTCGAGGTAGGTAGCGCACTCGCGCACGAGCTAGGCGAGGCTGGCTTTGAATTATTTGAACGGTGGTCCCGCAAGTCTGAGAAATATAACAAGGCGCATTGCGAGCGCAAGTGGCGCGAATGTGAAAAGGTTTCTAAATTTACGGCTGGTACGATCTTTCATTACGCTACTCAAATCGATCCGACGTGGCGTGAAGGCGAGAATATTCCGATGCTGGCAACGGTGGATGATTTCGTTTCGTTCCTGCCGTCGCACAATTATATTTATCTGCCGACTGGTCAATCATGGCCAGCCAGCAGCGTCAATACGCAACTGCCTAAGCAGACACATAACAATAAACGTGTGCTGGCATCGGTGTGGCTTGATAAAAATCGTAAAGTGCAGGGGATGACGTGGGCACCGGGAGACGATTTGCTGATACCCGATCGCATCGCACGCGAGCAAGGCGGTTGGATCGAAAAGCCTGGAACGATGTGCTTAAACCTTTATTATCCGCCGGTCGTTACGCAAGGTAGCGCCGCTGCAGCCAAACTTTGGGTTAATCTGGTGCACCGGATTTATCCCGACGACGCTGCACATATTATTAATTTCTTAGCGCACCGCGTGCAGCGTCCAGGTGAGAAGATCAACCACGCACTGCTGCTCGGTGGTGAGCCTGGAATTGGTAAGGATAGTTTACTGGAACCGGTCAAGCACGCGATCGGTCCGTGGAATTTCAGCGAGGTATCGCCGAAGAGCGTGGTATCACGATTTAATGCACACGTTAAATCTGTGATCTGTCGAATATCTGAAGCACGCGATCTAGGTGAAGTCAACCGGTACGATTTCTACGAGCATATGAAAACGCTGACCGCTTCACCTCCGGATATTGTTCAGTGTGAAGAAAAACACATGAAGAAATACGCCGTGATGAATGTGACTGGCGTTATCATTACAACCAATCATAAAACTAGTGGTATTTATCTGCCGTCAAATGATCGGCGTACGTACGTGGCGTGGAGCCGGTTAATGCAGAAAGATTTTGTGCAAGCGTACTGGGATACGTTATGGTCGTGGTATTTATCTGGTGGTGGCCTCGCACACGTAGCCGCGTATCTCAGGCAACACGATATAAGTAAATTTAATCCTAAAGCGCCACCACGTAAGACCGAAGCCTTCTTGGATATTGTGGAAGCAAATCTCCCGCAAGAAGACGCGGAATTTGCTGAGGCGTTAAATATTCTGGATCGACCTGCTGCTATTACGCTCGCAATGATCGCAGCGGCAACCCCTTCGCAAAGTTTTGCAGTCTGGTTGGACGATCGTAAGAACGCTCGCGCTATTCCGCACCGCATTGAAATGTGCGGCTATGCAGCGGTCCGAAACAAGGCTGGAGGCCACAACCGGTGGCGCTATTCCACTTCAAAAGCTGGCAAGCAGCAGCAATTTGAGGTGGCAATCTACGCGCGGACCGATTTGGGCGCTGACGCGCAAATTGCCGCTGCAAAGGCTTTACTGCAGCAGCTGCAACGAGATCTGACAGAAAAACAAAAACCCCAAGGGGTGTAAGGGACGGTCATATACAACTCTAAGAACGAAATTGAAAAGTGGGGTAGCGTAGACCGAGTTGTAAACGACTATCCCTTACACCCCTTGGCTGCGGCGCTGTAACACGTTTAGTCCACTTGTTTCAAAAGCTTGCATCGTGTATCGTACACTTTTTTCGGGACATCAAAAACATGCTTCCAGGGTGGATTGTGGTCGTTTCTGAGCCGCGTGCGGAGGCAAAATCCGCCATCAGCGTGGCCAAATTAGGGTACCCGATTTTTTATCCTAAGGTTGTCAAGAGGTTGCGACGAAATGGAGGCCGCAGTTGTTACACGATTTTTCCACTTTATCCACGGTACTTTTTCGCTTGGGTCCAGGACCGCTGGAGTGGCATCCTGCATGCGAACGGGGTGGCAGGTGTGCTCATGCAAGGTGAGTGCATTGCGACGGTACGAGCAGCCGCGATGAAAGATCTGAAAGCTAGCTGTAATAAAAACGGGATTTTTCTAAATCCTGTTCAACCGAAATTCATGCGTGGCCAACAAGTGAAAGTATTATCTGGCGTGTTGGCAGAAAAGATTGGCGTATTCGATGGCATCAGTGGGCAGCACGAAGCTGCTCTTTTTAATTTACTAGGCGCACAGACAAGAATTTTATTTAAGGAAGGCGTGTTGGCTCCGGTTTAAGAACACGATCCCAAATGCTTGTGGACGTGTTCGCAATTTGGGTTTCACCCATGTGTTGTGTACTATGCTTGAAGTAAAACGTCCATACGATCTTCGTCGATGGAGAAAGATTGCGAAGCAGCAACTCCAGGACCATCCGCTGTGCGCAATGTGTCTGCAGCTCGGCGAGGTAGTCCCTGCTGTGATCGTTGACCACGTCGAGCCTCACAAGAGAGATCCTATTAAGTTCTGGCTCGGTGCAGTACAATCATTGTGCTCACATCATCATGGTGCGACGAAACAACAACTCGAGATACGCGGATACAATACTGACATCGGTGTGGATGGATGGCCGAAGGACACGAAGCATCCTGTCTATCAAACACAGAAAAGAAAATGAAGCGCGCGTTGGATGGCGGAAATAAATGGGGCGGGGGGGACTCAAATAAAAAAGAGACCCTATGCACGACCGTG